CGGAGGATGATATACAAAGTGATAGTTTACTCCTCCTGCACCAAAAGGCCACATGTTGATCTTTTTAAATCCTTGTGTAAGTTTCCATTTAATAAGATCAGGTATATAGTAGATGTTTAGTGCCTGTACTGCACATGCTACAGTAACTTCAACATTATTGCTTGTCTTCTTATCTAATATATGAAATACCTCTGACTGACGACTCCATTTACTAGGATAACGAATATAGTCATTCATTTGTTTAATACTGTCTATGCTGTAATGAAAACGCACTAGTTTAAATTCTTTCCATAGGTCAAACAGATCATCACGCCATTCAACTCCGTTTGAGTTGTAACGTAATTCGAGATCTTTTGCATATCCCATTTTAATAGCATGTTCTAGTATTTCATAGTGTTCTTCAATAATAAGACTTTCGCCGCCTGCAAAGTAAATCTGTTGCATACTAGGCATCTGTTCATAAAACTGTTTCCAGAATGTAGGATTCTGTTTGTGCCAATTATAACTGCTGCCATTGGTACTGCCTTTATCCTGCCACTGCATTGTTTCTTTAAGTGACTCGTTTTCTACTGCTGGAAAAATTGCTTTGTAGTCTTTAATCCAACCACTACTATCATGCGGACTACACATAACACACGCAAGTTGACACTTAGTGCCGAACCGTAGGTCAATATATGCAAGTTGCGGAGGTACACTTCCATCTTCATTTGTATCTGCAATCAATTTGTCAACATCAACTCGTTGACTCCAATATGCCGTTTCCCACATACGTTTTGAATTATGCCCGGCGGCTTCTTCTTTGTAACATTTTAAACAACTAGGAGGCTTTTCGCCTGTGAGCATTTGCTTACGTACATTCTTCATGTATGTACTATTCCATGCTGTTTCAAAATCGCTTACATTTAAATTGTTCGGCTTACCATCATCTGTTTTAAGAATACCAACTTGGCCGCCGTGTTCTTTATCATTAGTAGCTCCAACACTGCTAGCATTTGCAGTACAACACACTCTCATACTGCCGTCTGGACGTGTGCTAAGATGAACCCACGGAAGAAGGCAAAATGTTTCACTTGGTAATTTTTTCTCTGTCATACTACTACTTATTCCTGTTATTACACCATTGCTATAATCTTGGTGGCGCATCATTTTATAATCTAAATTAATATAAAGATGTCTAATATTATAATCAGGCAAATAATTATCATGTGCTCCCGGAATATGATTTAACCTAGTCAATGGATATTTAGGAAAATAATAAAAATAATTATCTTCTAAAAACTGATCAATATTTTCTGGAAGCCTGGGAGCGTCTGATAAATTTTGAACTAATTTAGATAATTTTTTCATTTAAATTGCTCTGTATATGGATCAAACTCGGTTCCGCATTTTTGCGCACATACTCCTAGTTTACCCTCTTTAACACTAGGCTTACTCCAACTGTGTTCTATATCATTAAGTAAGTTTCCATTACATACACGGCCTCCCATAACATCTTCGATATCATTTTCAATAATGTTAATACCTTTGGTGCCGCCCGCTCTATCAATATGATCCCAAATCTGTTCTACTTTAGGATCCTTGTGCCACCACTTGTACATACGTCCAGCAGTCCAACAGCAAGGCATTAGTAGCCCTTCTGCTGTTACAAATATACTACCTTGTTCCGCAACTTTACATTTAATTTGCACTCTATCGAAATAGTTTTTCATGCCGCCGTATGATTTTTCTATCTCTGTTTGCTTTTGTAATGCTAAGTTTACATTTTCTGTTTTCTTAGGCTTAGTAAGCACAGCAGTTTGTTCACCTTTACGATTTACACCTTGGTGCTGCTGTTTAGGAGTTGCTGTTGCAGTAACAAATCTTCCAGTTTTCTTTTTAATAAACTTTTCAAATCCCCAAGTATTTGCAAGTGCTTCTGCTTCTTCAACTTGGTGTTCATTGTGTTCAAATATTAAAAAGTCCCAACGACCTCTGCCGCCAGCGGCTGTAAATGCTCGCATACTACGTTCTACATTATCCCAAACAACGTTTTGCCTATATATATGATTAGTATCGGCAAGCCCATCCACGCTGAAAATAACAGCACCCATTCTGCCGAATACTCCGGCAAGTTCTTTCCACCATTCTTCATTTTTTGCTCCTGCATTTGTGTTCATGCTTAGCCATATATTAGGATTGTGTTGTCTAAAATACTTGAATATTTCTAAGGTATCTCGTGCAACAATAGGATCACCTAGGTTGCCACACATATACATAGTTTTAAGTTGTGCAATAAACTCTGGTTTAAAGATACGTTTACAATCTTCTAAACTTAACTCAGCATTAGTAATATGAGGATTATCAGCGCCGCCATTCATGTTACGGTCGCACATAGTACACGCTGCTTGACATTTCTGTGTTACTTCTAGGTGTACTTCTTTGATATCTTCGTATCTATACATAGTTTATATACTCCTCGATATCTGGTTTTGGATTAACATCGCCGCCTGGTATCGGTACTAGTTTATTATAGTAAGGACACAAATACGTTTGTTCGTTGTTTCGGTAGCCAATACCAATAGACAACTGTGGAACATACCCTATCACATCTTTAATAAGTTCAGGATAATTTATACACCTTGATATGCCAGTATCCAACCCATTTGCCGACGCACTATAAATTATATTGCTTGTTGCAATGCCTAGATCCATATAAAAATCTTCTACTCTATAATCTGACTTAGTTAATGCGTCATCTCTTGTTCTAAAAAATAATAGCCAAGGAGCTAATACTTGAGGATTATGCCTAGCCGTATCGGTTGTATCTGCTGCATGGGCTCGATAAATCTTATTACAGTTATCTTCATTGTCATTTCGATAAACATCTATATGATATCGTACACCTTTTTGCTTGCTGGGAGAATAGTCGTGCAAATCATGCAAAACAGAAGATATTACATCTTTGCTCGGTACTTCATTAGTCCAGTTGTATGTATTAATACGCAATGATGCATTTTTGCGCCAAGTATTAGGTTCCTCTATTGCGCCGTTTTTAATTATGTTAACAATGATATTCTTTAAAGAATCTATCGTAGAAATAGTGTCGTTTGAAATTAATAATGTTTCTTTTAGGAATTGTATCATATAATTATAAACAGACACTTCAACCTGATAAGTTGTTATTTGTCTAACATTCCTAATCCAAAATTTGTTGCCTATATAAATTGTATTTGAAGTTGTATTATTACTAACATCATGTATAAATGCATCTAATATGTAACCAAGGTCCCGTTGACATTTATAATATTCTACAGTTCTAGTTGGGTAGTTTTCCTTCATGTACCGTATACATGCTTCTATAATTATTTTTTTTTGGTTTACAATAATATTTAAATCACTAATCATTGCTTATTCCTTTATTAGTTTTATTTCTTTGCCGGGTCCAGTTTTACTAGGTAAATCACCGTATTGTTCTATATACCATTCAATAACTGCTTTATACCAATTATGACTGTTATGGTGTGCAAGTTTATTAAATTGCCAGATGTTATTATTTGTAGCTTCGATAGTACTTAGCGCACGGGCGCTTTCTGTTTGCATTTCTCTTAAACTTAATTTATCTAAATTCATGGTCTTCCAATCAACATAAATCGTTTATATCCATACAGCTCTTTTTCACCTGAGTATTCTAATCTACTCATAGGAAACTTTTTAAGCATTTCATCTATACTATGAACACAATTTATATGCTCTTCTACATCAAACAAGTTGTTTGATTGAATTACAAAAAGAGGATCAGTAGGTTGTGTTCTAATAGAAAATTTAGTATACCAATCTTCATCGAAATGTTCTGCGCTAGTATTAATTACAAGATCCGGCACTGTTTTTTCTTTAGCACTAGACGTTATATTATATTCGCAGCCGGTTCTATACAACCATACAGGATTTGTAATATCTACTGTGGCAGATTTTATATTAAAATCCTTAATTTTATCATTATTGAAAATTTTATCGCTAACTTCTAGTGCATCATCGTCAATATCAAAGATTCTCATTTTATTATAAGAAATATTTGCAGCATCAAGATAATATCGTATTTGTCCATACCATCCTGCATGAACATGTATCATTTCAAAATCATTTTTAATTTTTGATAATTCTTGTGACAACCAGATTTTACTATTTACTTGTCCTCGACTAAATGCATCTTGCAATGCGATAGGATTTTTTTCCATTCTAAAATACTTATGAAATACATCAAGTATAGGATTATCGGCATATTTCCTTAGATGATGCACAAATTCTTTCATATCTAGATTATTGTTAATAGTAACAGGTCCATTTTTTGAATATAATAAAGAAAGTAAAAAATCAACATATTGTTTAGATTGATTGTCATTTACAAAATCTAAATAATCTTGTAGTCCGTGTAGCCAACTAATTGGATTAGTATTAGTTTCTTTGTTCATTAAACTTCTCCATTAACCAATTAAAATCATTAATCTTTTTAAGAGCTTCTACATCTTCTCGGTTTCTTACTCCGTATGCTGTGCCTGCCTTAGCACCTTGTATAGCATATTCTCCAAATGGCTTATCACTGCCTACTGTACACCATGTGTGTAACCTTTTATTAGTTTCTTCTGATTTTTGCCTATCAATAACTTTGCTTGCAAGTTTGCAACATTCTCTAAATGCACTGCGCCATGTACTAAACGGATCAGTATTAAATGCTGTAATATTTGCTAATTCGGTTACCACTTTAAATTTACTACTAATACTTGTAGTCATGTCCGGTTTACTAATATCCATATCTATTGTTAATTTTCTAGGAAATAACTTTACGCCACCGTATCCATATACTAGATTATTAACAGGATTTTGACTGCGCCAAACATGTACGTGATCTAACTGATGATCAGGTACTACATAGTCAAAATTAAAATCATCTACTATGATAGCATCAGCATCTACTATCCAAAACATTTTAGTAAAACATTTTTTAGCTGCTTTAATGTGAGCTTGATGAATTCCTTTAACGCCGTGCATCCTTTTAGTCATAGGAAATCGTTCCTTTAACAGAGAATAATTTTTATCTGCTGTAGGTTCGTCATAACTAATAAAGATTATATCATGCATATTTTTATTGTAACACCTTTTATTAAATTTGTCTAGTATTTCCGTAATGAATTACATTACAATTACTATTTGTATAGGATCGCCATGGGTCTATTACTATACTACCGTTTGGAATATTGCAATAAAGTGTATCTACATTGTTTTTTCCAGTATACTTGTAAGTAGTACTCGCACTATGTGCTAATAAAAATACAGCAGGTCCGGTTGGAGTAAAGTTATCTCCGGTTAATGGATCTATATAAACAGGTTTACTCCCCAATTCCTCACAATAATGTCCAATTAGTAAACTATAACTTCCATCACAATATTCTACATTTGGCTTATACGCTTTGCCATGGATGACAATTTGTAGACTATTTTCTTTTGCATGCTTTACAAGTTCTATTGCAATGTTCTTTGCTTGTATTTCCCTAGCATTCATAATGCTATCAAACAAGTCGTAACCAAGGCCTAATTCTTCTGCCATATAACGTAATGCAATGTTATCTCTTGGATGGCAACCGCCGCCATCACCCATGCCTGCTTTCATATACTGTGGGCCCATAATGCGCATCGTAGACTTGGCTAAAGCGTCTGTAACAACGTCTACATTAATGTTACCCTGTTGCTGTGCAACATCCTGTATCATGTTTACAAGGCATATTTTAGCACTAATAAACGTATTGTAAAATACTTTAATACATTCGCACTCGTCCCATGTTCCAACTACATAGCGTGGATCATTTTCCATAATAGTTTTATAAAAGTCTACAAGTTGTTTAGCATCGCCTGTAGCACTTCCATCCTCGGTGCCAATCATTACCATCTCTGGATTTACCATGTCCCATGCAACTGATCCCATTGCAATTAAGTACGGATTGTATACAAATCGTGTATTAGGTACTAAGTTAATAAATTCTCTGCGGGTTGTGCCGGGCAATACTGTACTAATAAGCACAAGCAATTGATCCTTAGTCATATACTTGTTTGCTTCTGTTAACACATCTTTTACAATATCGTAATTGAAGTCTTTTGGATCTAAATGTGCTGTTGGTGCTCTGCCATCATAGTCTGGATCGTGTGGAGTAGGCACTGCAACAAATACAATGTCTCTGCCTTGTACTGTATCTTTAATTGTAGGCATTATTGTTACTTGATGACTAGTACGCTTTGCAACATTATAACCTGTAACATTGTGACCTTTACTTGCAATTGCTTCTGCACATGGCATACCTAATTTGCCTGTACCTATAAATCCTATTTTCATACAGGTTCCTTAATTTTATTATATATCATAGTTGAAAGCAATTCGTGTCCTATATTACTGAGATGATATTGATCATTTGTTATGTGATTTTCACTTTTATTAAATATGTCAGAATAGTTAAAAAAGTTATTTTTATATTGAGGTAAAAATAACAAATCTTCTAAACCATATGCACCTAATTTTACAAAATATAAATTTTTTATTTTATATTCTTTTGCTAAACATTGAAACATCATATGATTATTGGCAAACTTTTCTTTTTCAAAGTCGTCATTAATAAAACGTTCGTATAATTTCATTAATTTTTTTTCAGATCCTTTAGCCCATGTATGTGATCCTAATTTAAATCTAATTATGTCGCCACTAAATGCCGGATCTCTTAACCAATCATTTTCAACAATTGGTGACCAGAACTCATTTCTTTCTAATGTAGTATACTGTACTACTACTGTATCGTTAGCAGTTATATTGCCACTGAGTATATGCGTTGTTAACACTCTCCACATACGATAATTTGACCCGCAGCCTGCTGCTTCGTGTACATATTCATAGTTTAAATGCCTGGCAAGGTATTCTCCCCATACTTTCTTAACATTAGTATAGTCACTAACTGAACAACCTGCTACTATTAACTTAGCCATGTTAATTACTTTCCATAAAATTAAATAATATCGGTATTAGTTGTGATGTAATATTTCGTGTTACTGGTTTTTTAATTAATTGATAATTATGCAACAGCGATGGTAACATTTCTTTTAACATCTTCGACCAAACTGGTGCAGGAATATTTTGTAATCTATCAAACTCGCGTAATACTAGCCGAAGTCTTTGTATGTCATCTTCTTCGTTATCATAATCATGATTAATCCATTTATCAAACGTATGGAACCCATGTGTTTTTAAAACTTTTATATTGTCCTTAGGGCCAGATTGTATAAACGGTTGTAACATAGCAAGAGGTTTTAATAGTTTTTCTGTTATAAATGGATATCTTGCATTATCTGGAGTTGTTTCTGTAACTAGTTGGAAATATGAATTTAATCCGTGGTCCCAACCCAATCGATTTGCTTGATTTTCTTGAAGAGTAACATTAATCTCTTTTATGTGCGGATATATGTCAGGGCCATTAACAAGTAAATCTACTTGGTCTTTTAGTTCAGGAAAATGCTCAGTCCAATGCCATCTCGGGCCATTAGCAAATGTTCCTAAACTATATAAACATTCCTTGTCATAATTGTTTTTTATAATATGTGATACAATCATTGTTCGTTGCGCACGAGGCAATCTATTATAACTTAACGATTTATATGTCAAAATGTTATTGTTTATGATATCTTTTATTTTTGTCGAAACATATTCAGCATGCTCTTCTTCTTGGTTTTCTAATGCTAGAAATTTAAATAACTCAAATCCAGTAATACAATTATATCCCTTATTATGAGAGTCTTTTAGTGTTACATTGCCATATGGTTCTATAGTTTCGGCACCTGTAATAAGTGTAATGTTTTTTGGACATGTATTTAATGCAGTACATAACTTTTTAAAATCTATTTGAGAATTACGTTCAAGTTGGGTACATTCAGTTCCCCAATCAATTATCCAATGTACTAATCCGTTTTTACTGTCATTCCACATACGTTCTGACATAGTGACGTTACTTAGAAGATTTACAGAAGATTGTCCCCGTGAATAAAATTTATAAACTGGTTGATACTTATCTGTAACAAAATGATGATAATGATTTAAGTATACAACATATTTTGTGTTAGGTTTAATTTTTTTAAGACTAACAAAATTAAAAAGACTATTATTATCTATATGTTCTTGCCAGTTTCTAATATATGTAATATGACGAAAATTTGGAGAACTAGGAGGAATACCTAACAGTTTGTCAGGGCCCTTTCCATATTTTATTAAGTTAAACATTGTTTCCATTCGCAATATGCATGTTCCATCTCTGGAAAAGTATTTATAAAGTTTGTTCCTCGGCGTCTGTCATGCTCGTCTACAAATATAACAAAGTCTGATCTATTTTTTCTTAGTGTTTCTTCGTCTAGATGTTCTTCATTCATAATATCGTATAACCGCTTAAACTTATCGCCTTCCCATTGATAAAATCCCATGTTTTCCTTGCCACGAACATTTCTATCTTCAAAATTATTACGGATAAACTCTAATTGCGGTTTTACATATCTGTCACGCCATTCAGGCTCAGCAATAAACATTGCTTGATGATTAGGGTATCGTAAATAAGGAGTATCAAGTACTATTGGTATTGCCTTGCCTGCTCCGCCAAATTCTAATTTAAGATCTAACAAGTCTTTTAACATTTTATCAAACGAGAATATGCTTAACACATTATATGTACTCATACAGGTAAATGTACAATTGGGTACTTCTTCTAATACCCTGCGTATGTTAGACAACCATTGGTCATAATCTAGGCCATGGCGAATGTATTCTGCTTGGGTGCCGTATGCTTCTGCACTTGTAAATATTTTTAGTTTTTTAACTTTACCTTGACTGCCAATAATTTTCATCTTTTCAATGAACTTATTAAACACTGCATCAGGTACACACATGTTACTGTTAACAGAGAACTCAAGATCAGGCTTTGGATTTGCTATCAAGTCGTCTAGTACACGAAACGTGTCTTTAGTAAGTAGCGGCTCGCCGCCTGTAATCCTAAAGTGCTTTAAGTCTTTGCTTACATCAGGCCACCATTTCCAAAATGCTTCTACATATGGATTATGCTCTCTATTAGGTATTGGCATTGCATCAGTTTTTATTAACCAGTCCACATCATTAAATTTATTTGAAGTATTATAAGCGCCGTGTTGTTTAATTTCTTCCATCCACTTAGAACTTACTTGTGGGGAACAATAACTGCATTTAAAATTACATACACTACTAAAACTAACTTCTAAATAACTTGGATTAACATTGTCATCCCAACCTTTATCTACAATGTCTTGTATGTGCGGCTGTGCCCAAGGTTCAAAAGATTTATATGTTCTGTCGCTTAGTTCGTTAGACCCACTATCTTCAACTCTCCAACAATAATCACATTCTTTAGGTCGTTTGCCTTCAAGCATTAGTTTACGTTGTTGTTTTTTAAACTTAGTATTATGCAATGCGCTAGGATTATCCTTTAATTCTTCAAGAGGAATCTTGTGCGAAGTAGGATGATGGCAACTATGCGTGTGTCCATTGTGCAAGTGTAGAGTAACTTGTTTCCATTTTGCTGTACAGAAAGTAGGACTTACAAGGTCTATGTTTTCTTGTTTCCAACTTTTAATATCGTGCATTATTCAATAGCCATAAATTTATTTGACATACGCATAGGATTTTGATAAATTGTTTTAAAGAACTTGCTCTGCTGTACGTCTAGTGGCTGTTCTGCAATAGGAATATCTAAATCATTTATAAGTGACGCACCTAATCCCATGATTTCGTAAGGCAGCATATCTTCAGTAATTTTACTGTATTCATTTTTCCAAAGACTATTAAGGTACTCGAAGTCTCTTACTTGTACAAAATCCCAATCGGTACACATTGTTTTATATAAGCCTTCACGGGCTCCGTAGATTGCCCAGTTACCATTTTTAACATCAGTGCCTACCATTAACCATATGTACAACCGATGCAAATTCTTCCAATGTAATTGTTTAAATTCTTGTTTAGTAACTTTCATGCCACGATCGAGTGCCATTTTAACACCTTCTCGAAATCCTGCTCTCCATGCTTGTTGCGGAGTATGGTTATTATGGACATCACAATAAGTTCCTTCCATTTGAATATATTCAGTGTTCCAACAAAAATCTACCTGTGCATGAATATTATTAGGATCTGCATTTTCGTGTGTACGCATATTAAGTACATACTCTTTAGGCCAACATTTTAAACCGCCGTTACCGTATATTAATCCATTAATAATGTTTTTCCCTGCCCAGCTAATTACACTGCTAGTTAAATCAGCATGTTCGTCGAAGTCAATTTCTTGATTTAAGAATTCTGCTTTAATGCGATTGTCTCCATCAACAGTAATAAATCTGTCTGTTTCGCTTAATCTTGCACATGCTTTGTGTGCTGCATCTGAACCTTCTACACCGTGTACACGTTTTGCCCACGGTACTTTCTTACACAAGTCTGCATAGTTTTGTTCTGCATTTGGTTCGTCGTAACTTAAATAAATGATATCATAGTCTATTGGTTTGAATTTAGCCATTAATAACCTCGTGTGAATAGTTTTCAAAATATTTTGCTGTATATATACTTACGTCGGCTTCACTATATTCGATGTCGTATTTGAACGGAATCGAATGTACAACATCTGATAGTAAATCGGACATTATACATTCTAAACTTCTATAAAGAATATTTGGGTCAAACTTTGACGTAACACTAAAATATAATGTTTCTTTAGGATTATAACCACTTCGACGTAAGAAACGTTTTGTATCTAGATTTAGCTCAAGTTCCCAAACACCTTGGTTAATATTTTGACAAACTCTAATATCACTAGCTTTTTTATTCTTAAAATCGTTAACTTTATATAAATTATTATTATTTAAAATAATATCTCCTGTAGTAATATCATTGTCTAGTTGTAATAATTTATTAGCATCAGAATATAATTTTACATTTTCTACTATTATACAACAGTTAGATTTTTTAAAATTTGTGTTTTCTGTTTGATCTTTTTTAAATTTATATACTGTATTTTTATACCATACATGCTGTCCTGCTAGATGCGATAGTTCTTTATACCAAACATCTATGTAAATTCCAACATATACTGGCGTTGTAAGTATTGATACTGCATCAATCACAGTGTTTACAGAACGTTCTTGGTTAATATTTTGACAAACTCTAATATCACTAGCTTTTTTATTCTTAAAATCGTTAACTTTATATAAATTATTATTATTTAAAATAATATCTCCTGTAGTAATATCATTGTCTAGTTGTAATAATTTATTAGCATCAGAATATAATTTTACATTTTCTACTATTATACAACAGTTAGATTTTTTAAAATTTGTGTTTTCTGTTTGATCTTTTTTAAATTTATATACTGTATTTTTATACCATACATGCTGTCCTGCTAGATGCGATAGTTCTTTATACCAAACATCTATGTAAATTCCAACATATACTGGCGTTGTAAGTATTGATACTGCATCAATCACAGTGTTTACAGAACGTTCTTTTTTCATAGGGAGCAAATACGTCATAGCATCTGCGGTATTATAACTATCATCAAACTCGACTTCTTTTAATCGAATTTGTTTAATACTAAGATCATAAATTATTATAAATTCTTCTGTTCGGCGTTCGCCTGTTAAAATTGGCTTTACTTCTTCATTTGAAAGTGTTATAATTTCATAAGTGTCGTCAGGTATCTTAGACGAACTAATCTTATGTATCTTTCCAGTATCCTTATCGTAATATACATAAGACTCATGATTTGCTTTTTCTACTTGAATTTTTTTAATTAAATCGTGTAAACTAGACATTATTTAACATCCTATAACGTGATATCGCGGGTGACTTTTCTAAAAAATCTTTTTCGGTATAATGTAATATTCCTGTTTGTAAATAATTTCCTATTTTTAAACTTCCGTTCTTAGAAATATATACACCTATTTGATCTTGCCAATTAGTTTGGACTGTGCTCCAACCTTGACAATGTGACTTCATATGCGTAAAACTAGGAAATTTTACAATATTATTTGTAATTTTTTCTTCGCAGTCTAATATTTTTGTAGTAATAGCAGCACACACATCTATGCTCATATGCTTAGGACAACTACGTTCATTTAAGTGTTGTTCATAGAACGCTTTCCAATTATTCATTACAAATTCTAACCAATGATAAAATTCTTGTGCAAATTCACACTTTTTAAAATAATGTAATCCGCTAAATAAATTAGGCAAATTATTGTCTATAAATGTTTTTCTATAGTAACTAGTATCTGCGCTGTCGCCTCTATAGTTTAATACATTGCTTGTAAAAAATAATTCATAATTTGATAAAAATTTCCACCATATATCAATATTTTGTAGTACTAACATATCAGTGTCCATTACAATAGTTTCTTTATATGGACTACAATAATAGATTTTCCATCTATTTTCAATTTTCCAATCTGAATCTTTAGCCTTATCTCCAAACGGAATAGGAATAATTTGATCAAATAAATTTACATATTCTGCCGGTATATTATCATCTGTAACTAGACTTATTGGTACTGTATTATGTATTTTTAAACTCATTGCTAAAAGACATGCTTGATCCACATAATTGTCAACACTATTATTTTGCGCAAGAACTATAATACCTTTACTCATCTGCAAACTCCTTGTCAATCATTCTACCAAGGCTAAATTTATTCATTACGTGAATATTTTGATTAGTTGTCTTTAAAGTTGTGTATTCTCCGAGATAATCTTTCTTTTCTACTAAAAACATCATCTCATTGTTTTTTAATTGCCATAATATATCTTTGTCGGTAGTATACATCATACTTCCAGGTAACTGTTGTGCAAAGTTTCCTTGCTGGAACCCATTCATTATGTGAATAGCAATACTAAAAGCAAAATCGTTTCTAAACAGTGAAGATTTTATTTGGTAAACACGTCTATAATGATTCCATTCTTCTTCTATATGAGCTACAAGATCAAAAAATATTTTGTTAACGCTTGTTTTTCTAAAAAATATAACAGTAGCCCAATAAAAATCAACACTAGTATCACTAATTTTATCAAACTCTTGTTCATCACGAACTTTTGCTATATCATTTGATTTTTTATAAATTAAAAAATCTGAAGACGCTGTAAACACAGATTTTAATAAATTGTTAGATATAATATAATCTGTATCCATTAATAATGTTTCATCATAAGGACTAATATCGTAAACACTTGCACGATTTGCATTTTTAAAACTAGCTGTTTTTTTACTTAGTGTTCCGTCAAAAAAGTATCGCATATTAGATTCTTCTGTATAATCTAATTCGATAAGTTGATCAAAGTCGTCAGCGCCAAATGTAGAATTTAAATAATCTATACTGTCAGTAGCAACACTCACAGGAACATCTAAATGTTTTTTTATTCTTCTTGCAAGAAAGACTGCTTGTTTAACATAATCAATGTATCCGTTATTTCTTGCAATTAAAAATACACCTTTAGTCATAGTTAACTAGTTTCTCTACAGTTCTATTCTTTTTTAACTGTGCATATTCAGTATAATATTTATTAGATGCAGTGGCATATGTGTTCATAATTTCGTTAAGGAATGTATTAATATCCTCAATAAAACAAGGAATATTATTATCATCTGTAATAACAACGTCGTCTTGATCTGCTGATACCATTACACTTACAAACGTAATTAATTCACGAGTAATCGTAAACTGCGATCCGTTATAAAAGTGTATTAATGATTCTTGATATTTTTCTGCTAACAATCTTTTTTGATTGTTGAGTGTTAGCATATAATTAGAAAAGTTTAATGCTTTTTCTAAACGTTCATCCATAAGTATACTCCCAGTTATAGTATACTATTATATATTTAATTTAAGAATTTGTCAAGAAGAGACTGGTTATATTTTATTTAGATAACCATCTAAGAACACTTGTTTACAGTTTTCAACGTGCTGCTTATCTGTACATGCAAAAGTTATTATCGTGTGTCTTGTGCCGGCTTGTATCTCAAAGACTCCATGAGTGTCTTCAATGCCTGCTCTATGTATAGCACAAGTAGTCGGAGTTGGTTTAAGTTTTATATCGTGATTTTTGTAAAATAATTCTCCGCCTTTAAAATTATCATTTAGATACAGAACAATTCCATGAGATCTCCAAGGCGAAGCATTTGGTGTTTTTCCATCTTGTTCTATATTATCAGCATGCGGAGGATCTAAATTATCACCTTCTAACCAACGAGAATACATAGGCAGTTCTAACCAAATATTATTATTGTTTTCTAGTTCTCTAATTTTATTTTGAATCTTATCAGCTATTTGTAAAATAAGAGCATGCTCATCTTTATAATTTTGCACAATTGTGTGCATATGAATGTTACGCTTGTCCCATCTTGGAATATTACATTTAACTGCTTCAAATAATTTTTGATTGTTTACTGCTAGATCTAATAGAGTTTTACACTCGGTGTTAGAAATAAAATTGTTTATTATGTTAGGGTATTGTGTTACAATGTTTGGCATGTATTATGACGACACACTAACTGAAGCTGATGCCGATCCGCTGCTGGTAGTAATTGTTGCCGACCACGTACCAACAATGCCTAATTGACCAGATGCGCTGCCAGTTAATGCTCCTGAAAGCGCTGCTGTTGATTGTGGACTTGTTAATGTTACAGATGCCGATGATGCTCCGTTTGCGTTCCATGATATTGTATATGTTGTACTATTAATAGTACCCGATCCGGGACTAAAACTAATACTTGGTGCTGGAGGCGGTGGAGGTGGTGGTGGAGGTGGTGGAGGTGGTGGAGGTGGTGGAGGTGGTGGAGGTGCAGCCTGGGCCGAGACATTAACTGAGGCTGCGGCTGATCCGCCGTTAGTAGTAATAGTTGCCGTCCATGTGCCAACAATTCCTAGTGTACTTGTTATTGTGCTGCTTGCATCGTTGAATACAGATTGTTGTCCATCCGCTGCCCGTAATATTACTGTAGTGGCGCCTGCGCCATTGTCGTTCCATGATAATGTATATGATGTACTATTAATAGTGCCTGAGCTAGGACTAAAACTAATACTCGGTGACGGCAATGGTGGTGGAGGTGGTGCAGGTGGAGGTGGTGCAGCCGGTTGCACCTCTACTGATCTAGTAACTGTGCCGCCGGGTGTTTCAAATCGTGCAGTCCACGTTCCAACAATTCCAAGTGTTTCAGTTGTTGAGCCGCTTGCATCATTATTGACACTTTTGACACCATCTGGTCCTGTAACACTAACTTCTTTTTGGAATGTAGAGTATAGTCCGTAATTGTCATTCCACGTAAGTGTATAAGGAGTACTGTTAATAGTACCTGTGGACGGTGTAAAGCTGAGACTAGGTGCCGGATAACTCTGAGTAGCGCTACCACTAAATGTTATTGTTTGCACACTGCCGCTAGTAATAACTAGCCCAAATGCAACAGTAGCAGAACTAATTGGTGAGTTAGGTGTAAAACTGACAGTATGTGTGCGTGATTGACCGGCTGATATAGACTGTCTTATTGTAGCAACATTAGACACACCGTCAACATACATATCCCAGCCTTGATAAGATTGTGTTTCTTGAAGGTCATATACACCGCTTCCAGACGAACATGTTACTGTTACTGTCTGAGTTACAGGAGTTCCAACAGGAACATTAAAATTAACACTAGTAGGTGATAAAGATATTGCAAAGGCTGCCGGAGGTGGTGGAGGGTTGACGACTGGCGGCGGAGGCGGTGGAGGTGGTGGAGGGTTGACGACTGGCGGTGGAGGCGGTGGAGGTGGTCCAGGTGTTTGACTAGTGTCATTGATTGTTATCAAACTCGATGTTGCTACAATTGTTCCGCTTGTAGATCCTGATCTTATATTTAATCTAAACGATTCAATGCCTTCAGTTGTAGCATCAGATGTTAGCGTTCTAACAATTGAAGCAGTGTTACTATTAATAGTAAATGATCCGCTGTTTACTCCGTCAATAAAATCACTATTATTAACTGTACCCGACTCTACCAGTGTAGTCCAATATAGCGTAGTACCAGTAACTACATTAGATGTAGTAACAGTAAAAGGCACACTACTGCCTTCGTTAACTGACGTTACGCCTAGAGATACTGCATAAGACGGTACAGGGGCACCGTCTAGTGCCTTTATATTTGTTCCAATAGGATCATTTTCTATAAGTACCGCAGGGTGCAGCGTTCCGTTGATTGTAATTTCACTGTCAGGCGTAGCTGTTTGAACATTGCTATTAAATGTACCAAACACAACCTCGTCAATTCCGTAAGTAAGATCATTTGGACGGCCGTCTATAAATTCTACTTTAAATAGTATCTTTGATGTTCCGTCCGTAGTTGCAGAATTAGCAGCATAAACTCTATATTCATTGCGTGCATATACTGCGCCGCCGGTTCTAGTGTATATTAATTGATATGTAGATGTGAGATCATAATTTCCTATACTAGATCCTGTACCAACTGCTGCATTATTAACAGTTTCATTAGCTTTAAAACTAGTAGTTCCCATAGAATTTAAAATAGTTTGCCAGTCAACTGTCTTTGCTTGACTTCCAGTATAATCTACACTAGCACTTAGTCTAATTTCGCCGCCTGCATTGAAAAAGTGTCGTCGTTCTACTTCGTTAACGAAAGTCATTGTAAAGATATGACTAATTGTACCGCCCCAGGTACCTGTACTACTAGACCGAGTGCTACTTGCTAGTGGCGCTGCTGTTAATCGTAAATTATTAGGATCTACTAAAAATCTGTCAGTTGCTAAACTAGTTGCTAATGATTCTAATCCTAAAACATAAGCTTCTTCGATTTTATCAGCAGTTGCAGTATTAGTTTCATAATCACCTATTACAAATTCGTTAATAGAAACAGCAGCGCCAGCTTGGTGAGATCTTGCTCTAATTAAATCAATGTATAAATCTTCGTAATCTTGTGCTGTTACTTTATCAGCATCTACAGGTTGAACTGTTGAACGTGTTCCAATTTTGCTATTTGTACTAAAACCTTGTCCGTAACCATAGGTAGGTGCGCCAGTACTAGATTGTCCTAGTACTAGATTTACACTGTTTCTAAGTGTGTTATATCTGCTGGCTAATATTGTTACTGACATGTATCATCTCTTTTTGTTTTAGTATTTATTTAAAAATATCCTGTACACAAAAAGTTTGATTATGCCAGTGTTTTGTTGTTAAAATACGACGGAGCAGCAACAACAACATCGCCGTTAGCTCGATAGTGTTGTACTACACTTTCAAGTCGTCCGTCGACATTATTATCAATGTTGTTATCAAACACTATATCGTTAAATTCAATTCTAAAAATAATACGTGTGTCAATATCTGAACGGGCTTTAACAGTATAAATGTTTCCTGCATATATTGCACTATATGTTCCGCTGCCGATTTTCTGATAGATATTTTGATATGCACTTGTTAGGTCATAATTGCCAATTGAACTTCCGCTGCCTGTTGTGGAAACAGTTGTTTCTGAATTGAATTTAATTGTACCGACTTGTGAGCATAATTGGGCCCAGTCTAGCCCCTTAGGAGTACTTGCACTAGTATTATTTGCGCTAATTCTAATTTCGCCACCGGTGTTAAAAAAGAATCTTCGAGCATTTGCAGAACTAAAAGTAACTGCTACTTCGTGATATATTAACCCGTTCCATGTGCTGCTTCTAGCACTTGATATTGCAGGTTCTAATGCAGCTTGCGTAGGATGCATTACTGCTTTATCTGCTTGTACTTGCGTTATAAGTGTTTCAAAGTCTACAACACCTTTCTTAAATCCGTCCGGATCAATAATTGTTACCCCTGCATCATTAATAAAGTTACTGGTGTTTTCTGCAACTATGTTTAAGTTTTGAATAACTTGAGCAATTCCGATATCGCCGGGTCCTACTTGATGCACTCTTGCTTTGAGAATATCTGCATATATAGTATTCATATCGTCAGCTTCAATTACATCGCCGGTATTATTAACTGGAGTACTAGACACTAGTTGACCGTATCCGGTTTGTCCTGATCCTGTTCCTAATATTAGTGCAATACTAGATTGCAAGTTATTAATTCGTGCTGCTGTAATATTTGCCATTTTTATACCTTAAGTACGCATTCTACTAGCTTTTCACTTTCGTCTGCATTACTTTCCAATGCTACGCCCACTAATGCAGTAGTAGCTATTGTAGTACTTACTCCATCTGCCATTGCATAAACTGCTTGACCTTTTTTAACTGCACCCTTAACCCTAACAGGTAAGCGACCTTTTAGACCAATGTATTGACCGTTTGCTTCACTGTTCATCATATATGCTGGATCTGTTGACACAACTCCAATACAATGATTACTTGCTTTTGCTGGCTCTACTTCGTGATCTTCATGACCACAAACTGCTACGGCTGTTCCAGGAGCTAATTCTTCTGCTGTTGAATATTTTTCTGCTAAGTCAGCAAATCTTGCTTGTGTTGCAGTACCTTGGAACAAGTTTGCTGCAATATTACCTGTTGCATCTCTAACTGCAACAGTGTTATTAGTTGCGCTTGAGCTTGCACTACGGAAGTCGCTACCCACTCTTAGTGTAGCAGCTTTAGATGCTTCTCCTGTAAAGTTTGTAGCATATACATTTGACCATCCTAAACTTGCACTACCTAATGTAAATGTATTATCAGCAGCCGGTAATAATCCCGTTGCTGCAACTGTACCTACATGAGTAAGTGTGCCTGCGCCACTTGTAACTTTTAATTTAATTACACCGTTATTAGTAACGTTTTGAATTACACCATCAAAGCCGTTTGTATCAATTTTAATTTGCAAATCATTTGAGTCACCAATTAATGCACCAGCATCTGGAAACTCAACTGCACTTGTAAAAACTGTGTTACCTGCGCCTGTTTGTACAAAATTTGCTGCTGCTATGCCTCCTAATTTTTCTGCATTTGTAGCAGTACCATGGAATCTATCAGTTGTACTTGTAACACCAGCTGTTGCTAGTTTGGTATTTCTTAGGGTAATACCTTTGTTAATTCTGTCAAATCCTTGTGCAATTAATGCTGTTTGGCTTGCATTTAGATCAAATGCTATCGGGCTTATTACAAAAATTGTTTCGTCTTCGATAACAGACGCAATAATGCCGCGTGCTGCACTTGTAGTATCAAGAACTTCTAAGCTAGACATTTGGGTTACACCTTCGCCTGCGTTCTGTGGTCCTATAAGTACAAAAGCTGTGCTGTTGTATACATATAACTGGTCGTTACCGCTATCCCACCAAAAGTCTCCAATGGCTAACCCTGTTGGCTGAGTTGCACCAATTTCGGCGCCGCCAGTAGTACGCCATTTTGTGCCATCATAAAACTTTAACTTGCTAGTACCGCTGTCAAACCAAACTTGACCACTAAGTGGTCTAGCTGGTTGATTTGCTCCACTAAAGTTTTCAAGTAAAAACAGAAAGTTTTCGTTTTGAATTTCGCCGTATCCTGCGTAGTTTTTTCCGATGAATTTAAGATCAGTTGTTTGATCAACTGTACCGTCTTCTACTGATGTTAACAGTGTGTTGTTATATCTGTCTATTGCATATGCCATTATTGTGTAACCCCTAGTGCTATTATATTATTTATCGTTTTCTTAGTATGCAACAGTTGATTGGTGTGTCCAGCCTATGCCGCTTGATTTATATGTCATTATTGCTCTTGACGGTGTAAGAATAACAATTCCACTAGCGCCGCCGGCGTCAAACACAATGTCTTGTACCACTGATTCATTTTGTGTTCCGTTGCTATCAACAGAAATATAACTTACATTTTTTGCACTTTCGACATCTACTCCTTGTACTGTTGCTCCGGCATATGATGTTGTGTGTATACGAGCAATTTTATTAGTAGTTAGTGTTACTGCTGGATATAAATCATTTAAGTATCCTGCTACTGCATTTTGTAGTGTTGAATCAGTTCCAAGTCCAGTAATGTCCATACTGAATACTATAGTTTCTGTAGAAATTTCTTCATCTACATACGCTTTAGTGGTAACTGTACCGGCTGTTGATTCTGTTACAGATAGTTCTGCTGCTTTTCTAGCACTAACTGCTTTTCCTACACCAGTAATCTTTTGAGAATCAGTTATATTAATGTCTGCACCAGCTGTTATAGCAATACCATTAGTTGACGTAATTGCCATATCATTAGTAGAACTAATGATCTTACCGTTAATGTTAATTTCATCAACTTGTAATATAGTTAGTGTACCAATTTGAGTTAAGTCTAGTGCGGTAGTAATGTTTACTAGAGATGTATTTGTTAGCTTATCAACACCGCCAATTTTATATGTCGAACTGCTGTTTAATAAATCAAAGTTTACATTTGAAGTAAATGCATTAGTAACAGTTTTCCAAAGAATGTCTTTACTACCTGCACTGCTGTTAACACTAATTCCTGACGAATCTGCCTGAGCATTAGTTAGTTCAGTGCTATCGTTTAATACTCCAATTTCAATAACCTTATCTTGAACTCTTAGTGTCTGAACATCTAATGCAACTCGTGAGCCTTCGACAATTAAGTCTCCCGTAACACGCAAATCGCCTTCAACATCTAGTGTATATTCCGGAAGTCGATTAGTTGTAAAAATACCAACCCTAGCTGTGCTAGCATCAATATATATTGCATCAACTGAAATAGCACCAAAAGTACTTGACTTAACACGTAAACTTAGATCGTGATCAGTAAGTTGATTCTCAATATAAAAACGAGGTCCAACAACTTTTTGTACATTGTTTTGTGATAGACCAATTGTTAAGCCACCCGAGTTTTGAATTGTTAGTGTACCGGTTGTAATGCCGTTAGCAGTTGACGGAAGGAAACTGTCAGCAGCCCTAACTACGCCGGCTGCTGTAACTAATGAGTTTGCAGAGTCTGCTGTTCCTCTAAATTTAAAGTTAGCAGTGTCAATTACATTATAGCCTACTTTAATAATACCATTAGGGTTTGAAGCGGTAACTAACCCTAAAATACGTTGTGCATAAATTGGTGTAAATTCAATGTTACTAATCACCGCTGATAATATGCTACCTACGTACAAATATGCAACAGTGCGTGAACGGCTTTGTGAATCAAGAATACTACCTATTTCAAACCCACTTTTACCTTGAGTTTCTGTATACTGAGGACCCATAAGCATCAAGTCAGTACCGTCAAATGCGTATACTTGATTGTTTAGATTATCAATCCATACATCACCTGCAACCATTTGTGGGCGAGTATTTTGTACAATTGGTCCTCCACTAGCCTTCCACTGTGTTCCGTCATAAACTTTTAAACGTTGATCTGAACTGTCCCACCAAAGTTGTCCTGTTATAGGATTACTTGGTGCAGCACTATTATTAAAATTTTCTAATAGCCTAATAAAATTTTCGTTAAAATATTCACCGTACCCTGAATAATTTCTACCAACTAATGTAAGGTTTGTACTAGTGGTGTCAATTTGTCCGTCAATTAGATCTAGTAATAATGTACCGTCTGTTTTGTTTAGTTGATAACTCATGTTACTCTCCAGTGTAGATAATGTAATTGACTGCTAAGAAAGGATTCATAACATTTAATGGTGTTCCTAAGGTTGCATCTGTTTTGATACCGCCACTTGCAGCAATACCTTGAGTGCCGCCTGATCCGGGTTCAATAGGTAATGTAATAGCGTTTTCGTCGACAGGTTCGCCGGCACCTACTCTAATTCCGTAGAACTGTGTGCCGCTTGCGCCTTCTAAATCATGTTCGTGTTCTGGTAAGTTGTCAGTTGCTACTGTAGTAGATTCTAGACCAGCATTTCCGCCAATTGCATCTGCTGCAATATTTGTAACTCTATTTGCACTTGGGCCGCCCATGTTATCAAGACCTAGTGCGAATCTGCCTCTGAAATCTGGTAGTGTAAACAATGCAACACCGTTATCTGATACTAAACTAGGATCTTTAAAGTTGTGTTGTATAGCTATCCATAGTGCGTTGAAATCAGATTTTTTAATTTCACCACCGTCACATAATAGCCATCCAGCCGGTGCTTCTTCCCCACCATAAGGCATCATTGCTCCTGCCGGTACAAGCGGTATTGATTTTAAGAAGTTACGTTTTGTAATTCTATAAACACCAGTTGTTCCCGTAGTTACATTTAGTAGTAATTCGTCTGCATTGCCTGCATCATAAGTAACAGTTTTATTACTAATAAAACTGTTAGCAATATTTACTGCAAAAGTTTTTGTACTGCCGCCAATTTGTCCATCAAATTCAAAACTATTTGGTTCTACATCACCGCTTAGTGCAAAAGTCGTAGCACTTGCTAGTCTGTCGGCACTGCCTGCTCTACCGCTAACTGTACCACTTACGTTTCCTTGGACATTACCAAAGAATGTTGTAGCAAACACTTGGTCATATTTGTTATTTGTAGCTCCGATATTTCTTGCACTAGGAGTGTCGGGTGCAATATTACCAGTTTGTAATATGCCGCCTACATCTACATCGCCGCCAATGTATGCATTAAGCGCAATACCAATGCCGCCAGTTGTGATAATACTACCAGTTCCAATTGACGTAGAATTAATTGTACTTGTAAGTTGTAGCACTCCAGTTTCTGCTTGGCCTGATTTAGGGGAAAGTTTAATATTTCCCCTAACGTCAATTGACTCTTCTGGTGCTGCATTATTAAATCCAACATTACCTTCGCTGTTTATACTTACAACAGTTGGCGTTAGGTTTCCGTTACGCATTCTAATGTCAATACTTGATCCACTAGTGTTATGTTGTATAATACCTGTTTCGCCATCAATACCTAAACTTAATTGACCACCAGTGCCTATTTTAATACCAGCGTTGCTTTTAACACTTAACTGAAAGTCTGTACTACTTGCTGCATTTCCTCTTAAGAAATTACTTGCCGGAATTGATATTCCACCTATAACTAGTGCTTCTGCCTTTTCAGCTGTTCCGTAATATTTTAATACCTGTGTACCTACAATTGCTTCATTTGCAATGTTCATACCAGGATTAATGCCTGTTCTAAACCCTTTAATAGATGTTTTTGGTGTAAACGATTGGCTGCTTATAATAATCACTGGCTGATCTTCGATTTTAATTGCTAATACATTATAAGTTATATCGTCAATACCAACAATTGCTTGTGATTGTGCGCCTGTAAGTAGTCCGTCACTAAAATCTGGACCTACAAGTACCCATGCTGAACCTGTAAACAAATATAACTGCTGACTATCTGTATTAACCCATAAGTCACCTGCACTTGAGTTTGCTACTGCTGGCGCAGCACTGGCTTTTTTAAGGCCGCCGCTGGCAACCCAATTAGTACCGTCATACACTTTAAGCTGATCAACTCCGGATGTTGTATCATACCAAAGTTGGCCTTCTACTGGTCTAGCAGGCGCTGTTGTGTTTGCAAAATTTTCTAATATGTGAAGAAAATTTTCGTTAACTGCTTGTCCGTATGCAGTAGTTCCTCTACCTGGAAAACTTAATGTAGTTTCCCTATTAAGAGTATTGTCCTCAACTATTATCGAACCTTTATTAACAGTGTTAGTGTAACTTATTGTATATGGCATAATTTACTCCTTAACCTGCTAAACTCTGTACACGTACTGTATAGTCAATTTGAATTAATCTATTAAGTGACTTTTGTACAGGGTGAAAAATAACGTGTGTAATTAGTCTACCAGTTCCGGCAGCACTATAACTACGTAACCCTAGTTCGTCAAACACATACGGACTATCTGTTGCACTTGCAGTATCAAATGCATCTTGACCGTTAGGCTCGCCGTAATCAAGTAAACAACTTACAACAATATCAGTATAGTTTGTACCACTAACATGCCTAGTTTCTAATTTGTTTCTTGCAGGATCAGTGTTGTTTACACTTCTGTCATCAACCACCTTGGTATAAGTTTGATTGTATAGACTTGCATTTGTTCCTGTGCTGTTAGGTGTTAGATATGTAATAATACCTGTTGGATCAACGCTTGTGCCGCCGTTGCCAAAGCTCATTTCATATATAAAACCTGCACCGGCGTTAGATAAACTCTCAGCAAGTGCAATACTCATATTTTCATAGTGAATTGCATTGCGCTTGTTAATGTATACTTTTTGTGATTCAGGGTCAAATATTTTAATATGTCCCTGAACCAGTACTCCGTTTGTGTCTTGCATGTTATCGCTCATTTATTTTTCCTATACTGTATTTATTCAGGTAGCGCAGATGTTCCGGCACGTAAGAATCTTGCAATACTATTTTCTGTATCGCCTAGTGATACACCGTTTGTAGTCCAACTTTGACCCACTTTTTTCACAACTGTTACTCTAATATTTTCTGTTGGAGCAGTAAGTAGCGTAATTGAATTAGTGCCTACATCAAAAGTAAAGTCTGCGGTAACAGTAGTATCGCCTTCTGGACTATCTAGTGCAGTTAACGGATTAAACACATCTAGCGTAGTCTTACGCTTGCGTGTACCTGCCACAAACACTTCAATCTCATTTATTGATGTTACTGGGTATCCAATTTCAAATACGCTTGTAGCACCGTCTGCTGTAGCGTTAAACACCATTGTTTGATCTTTGTACGGAACTGTTTTACTTATGTTTTGATCGTAAACATCAGTACCAACTGCATATGTATTTTTAACGCCAGTACCTAATGTTCCTCTACGTAGTTGACGCAGTGTATTACTTTCTTTTACAAAGTACTCAATGCGCTCGCCGGCAATAAAGATTACACCAGGTAAATTTTGTCCCTTGTTTGGTTCTGACAACTCACTTGCATCATCTAATTCAATTCTTAAATCATAATAATTTAATGCTTGTGCTAGTTTAGCAGGTGCAATGTCAAGACGCTTAAAGTGTGTCCTGTTTAGCATATCTTTAAACTGCCTGAACGCAAACTTAGCTTTGCTAACTGGTGCAGTAAAATGGATAATATCTATAACATCATTAGCCGCTGGCTGTCTAACTAACTGAACTTTTAGTTTATCATCAGTAACATAATAATCTACACTTGGTGTTAATAGTTCGCCGTTTACACTTACCCATACATACTGTGCATCAACTGCAGGCGCACGTAGTGTAATTTCTCCAACTGTTAATCTGTTGTAAGTAATATAATCTACATCTTCTGGTATTAGTGTAGTTCTTGCAACTACTTCGTAGTTGATACGTTCTAGACCTAATAAATTATGATTAGTAAATTGTAGTACTTCTACAACTGCTCCATTAGTAGGTGCAGTATCCAGCGTAACTGTAGTTCCGTTGATTCTGTAATCACCATCTGTAATTACATACATCTCAACCAAATCACCGGGTACGCCGATTTCGTCTGCAAGAGTAATACTACTGTTAGCAATTTCAAAACGCCATTGTGTCGGAGTAGAGATTTCAACGCTGTTTACAAATACCTTAACATCTGCAACATCCAAACTGCCTTGCGGCATTTGGAATATTTCTAATGCATATTCTCTTTGATTACTTGCAGGAATAGTGTATTGTATATTGTATCCTGCATTTAGAATAGCGTTGTCTACTTTAACAATTACGTTATGCTCTGACGGTATAGCATACAATGGTGCTGCTGCTAATGTAAACACAGTATCAGTTCCGTTGCCAGTGAATGTATCTTTAGTAATTTGACTATAGTTAACTTCAGTATCTGCTGCAAATACAGTATAATTAATTACTGCATTAGTAGCAACAACTTGGTCGAATCTAATTACAGTTTTAGCAGTAGTGTCCGAAGCAAATGCTGAAACTGTTTGTTGCACACCATTAATGCTTGCATATACGCTTGCGCCCATTATCCAGTCAACAGTAGTTTCAAATGCAGTTGTAGAACCGTCACCAATTAACTGCCCAAAATCTAATATATTTTGGGCACCTTGTGCAACTGACACAATACTAAGTTCTGCGCCTACTGTTGCAGAAGTTAGTGTAATTGTATTTTCTGCCCAATCAATTGTATAACCAGTTTGTGGCAATATAACATTAGCAACTTTTACAATTATTGCATCTTTGCTGCTTGGTGTAACACCTAAATCGTAAGCTAATGTACCATCCATAATATAGCTTTGACTATTAATAACGCCTTGTCCGGCACTATCTCTTGTATAAACTTTAATGTCAAGCGTATCAAGAACTTGTCCTGGAACAAGTTCTTCAGGTCCGCTGCTTGTTGTAGCAGTAACAAATCCGTCACCGTCTACAATAATTTCTTCTGCTGCAATACCACGTGCTGATGTGTAAGCTAAATTGCCGCCGCTGAGCGCAGTATCATAACTATTTGCATCAGGAATAACACTTCCGTCACTTGTAGTTTTTCTTACAACAAACACATCGCCGTCTAATAATTCTATACCCAGATCCTGTACATAAATTATATCAGTTATGCCGTCACCGGTAATACTATTTGTAATAGCATTTACGTTAGTTGGAGTAGCTGCATCAAAATTAGTATCATCAATTCTTACACCGTTTTTATAAAGATTATAAACAACGCCAGTTTCTAAAGCTGCACTTAACTGTACTGCAATTGTTGAACCGTCTGCTGTAAAAATTTCATCTTCAAACGTGTTGTCAAACTCGTCCCAGTTATCAGTATACCATCCGGCAGTATCGAACCCAGCAGGACCGTCAAAATCAAAGCCGCGAACTTCAACGCCGCCGTAATCAACACCGGTCATTAGCTGTGATAATTCGTTACCGTACATTCCTGCAATTGGAGTGTATGCTAAATTAATTCTGTCTGCTGCATTTAACATACTTAGTGGAATATTATATTCTATACGGACAACTGAATTTAATTTAGGAGCTGTAGTAAATAGTATCTTGCCCTGTTCTCTAACATAAGTTGTATCTAAATTTTCAATATTTCTAAATATGTACTTGCTACGCAGTTGCAATATGTTATCTACATATATTTTTACTTTCTTAATATTAAGATCCATTGGCCACTCTAAGAAAAAGCGTGACTCAAATCCTGTTCCTGTAAATGTTTCAGTTTTAGCTAGCGAAGTAAACGTAAGTGTTCCGCTAATTCTATCAAACTTAATTTTAACACGAGGTGTTCTTACAAGACCGTTACCTAGTACTGCTGTTGCCGTTGGTAGTGTGCCTGTTTCTAACTGCGAACCTGAAATAACAACTACAGGAGCACTAGTATATCCGCTACCTGGATTAGTAACTTTAATACTAGTAATTTTGCCGTAACCCAAATATGCTTTTGCAGTGGCGCCCGTGCCGTTGCCGCCTGTTAGTCTAACAATAGGCTCATACGTATATCCACTGCCGCCGTCACTTAACATAATTTCAGTTATTTGATAACCATGATTATCTTTCCAGTTTTTACGCGGATATGTAGTAGTGTCAAGATTTTCATTTATAATTTGACCATTTAGTATAATTGCGTTACTTGGCTGAATAGTACCTGTAGTTTTATTGTATGCCGGCGGCAGATCAAAATCACTAATACTACTATTTGTGAGCTCTAACGAAGTGTACTCACTAACAAATTCTCGTACTTTGGTTGAATAGGGTTTAAACTCTTCAACAAAGTCTTGATAACTTGCTAGATTATCATTATTAAATGTTATGTCTTGCGTATTTAAAGATTCTCTATTATGCTTTGCTTTTACAAAACTAGTTTTAAACATCCAATCAACTGATGGCTGTTCTGACATTACATAACGTAATGCAGCCATGAATAGTTGATTGTATTCAATTTCTAGTTCGCCAACAAAAATATAATCCCTAATAGTTTCAAGTATAATTCTTAACTCAACACTAGGATTATTATCATAAAAGCTACTGTCAAAGCTTCTATTATCAAACCCAACTGTGTTTTTACTATAGTCATACAGCGCATCTTTAAATTGTATTGTACCACGTTGACGACCAATAGTGTTATAATTAATTGTATAATCTTCAGTATCTTGGTTGTCCACTTTTTGAAGCAATAGCCAGCCGCCTGAGCCAACTGTTTCAATCTTCACAATATTACCAATGTTGTTAGCTAAACTAGGTAGCTGATAAGAACCTGCAATTGTATTATTGATATTTGTAAACTGATTAAAGCCTGTAGCATACCAGTCTATATAATCCCAATATCCGTCTACGTTATAACTCTGTAACTTTCTTCTATACCAAGCATTGCCATTCCATGAATACATTGCCCACTTATTTTGAATACTTTCGTCGGCATTAACTAATACAGTAACCGGTCTAACTGAAATCGTAGTGGTCGCATCGTACCCCTTGCCAGCGTTGGTAATTGTAACTGAAGTAAGTTGCCCTAAATTGTTAATACTAATTGTAAATTCGGCATCAGTGCCGCTACCATTAATCTTAAAAGTAGGAGGAACTTTATAACCTCTGCCAGGCTCAGTAATATTAATTCTAGAAATTCTACCATTAGTAATTACCGGTGTTAATATAGCAGGCGAAATTTTATTTGTACTTACAAATACAATTTCAGATAGAGTATCTGTTGTTAAATCATACTCTTGAGATATTAAAGTAGGCTTAGAGTCTTGTTGCATTAGTGGCAAAATATTGTATTCATCAACTATAAGATTTTCTATTAGCTTTAAGTTGACTCGTTCAATGGTCTGTTTTAGTGCTTCAAACTTGTTGATAAACATACTTTGTCTTGGACGATTTTGCACGCCGTAACGGTTTTTTACACTTATAGTTGGATCTGGTACAATTCTATTGTTATCGTCAAATCCTATTAAACTGTCAAACCATTTACGCTCAATATCAGGATCTGGTCTACTTGTGCTTAACCCATCTGATATTAATTTGTATTGACTATGTACATTCTGTGTCTTTTTAGCACCAGTTGAATACTTAATATTTAATACTAAATCATCACTATCAATAAATGTATCAAAATTATTAAGAACAAACTTATTATTAGAAAGTAAACTTACAAATGGATAGCCCTGCGTTCTTGGATTTTCAATTAACGCTGAAATATCCCTAATGCTTAGTTTTCTGTTTTCCATTACTGGAACAGTAATTTTATTAATTACCCAGAAATAATATCTGTTAGCAAATGTTTTACTAATATTGTCGTATGTTATTTTAGTTGAGTATCTAGCATCTCCAAACAAACTAATACCGCTAATGCCAGCGGCTATTCCGTCAGGAGTATCAGCAACGCTATCCCATATGCTCGGGATATAGTTACTCTCAATCCATTCAAATACATCAATTCTTGCGCCCGGTGTTAGTTTATTCCAGTTATTTTTTTGGAATGTTGTTGAACCTTGATAAGCATGTGCAAATTTAGCACTTGATATATTCCACCAAACTTGTCCTACGTGTTTTTCTGTCCATGCCCTGTTAGGATCAACTGAGCTATCTGAAGTATTTCCTGTGTTATATACTGCAGGGTCAAATGGTGTCTTGAATGTAATTTCCTGATCAGCCGGACCAGCAATTTTGCCTTGTACAGGGTCAATATAATCAATATAACTTACAATGCGGTTTTCACGTTTGTTGTACAAGAACATGCCGCGCATATTCTCAACATCTACAGGCGTAGTGCCTTCGCTAATTACACTCCAAGCAAATTTACGTTCATTCTTTCTAAAGTCAAGCAGTATACCTTTACTATCGCTGTTAACTTGATCTGGCATACCAATATAAACGTGATTGTTTTTAGTATAAATACTTTCGCCAAAAGTAGTTTGGGTTAATGGATACACAAACTGTTCTGAATATATTAAGTTATTGTTAATATTTTCATAAACGTATACCACACCTTTGTCAAGTTTAATATTTCTAAAGTTTGTAAACTGGTTATCAAATGTAGTTGCAGTGTCCTCCGTAGCATTAAACGCAGTAACGTCAAACGTAGTTGGTATTGTCTGATCACCGTTTAAGCTTGACACTACTAAGTTATCAGTACCGTAAGATAACCCAAAGCCAAAGCCTTCGCTTTCTTCATTATTTGGCGGCATTAGTGTCTGTGTTAAAGTAAATGTTCCAGATGTTTGTGTATAAACATATACAACGCCTTGATTAACTTTATTAGAATCATTTAGCATTGAACTTACAGCAATTTGTGTTCCTGCAGGATTCATACTAACTTTATCGCCCCACGCATCGACATTATTAGGAGCAGTAATTATTTGATCTAATACAAATTTGTCTTCAATTGCACGATAAATTGCAAGTTTTGTATTTGATGTACTAGTAGCATCAGTTTGTGTACTTGTTACAACTAATACTTGTGCATCATCACTAATATCAAAACTCTTGCTAAATTCTAATATGTTTTCAATAGGATCAAATACTGTTTCATCGTAGAACGCATTTGCAGTTAGATTTGGCAAGTAACCTAAGTAATCTACATCTGTAGTAATTTCTATCCAAGAGTTATTTGAGACGCTAGGAATTACTGCACCTACTGAAATATTTGTTAGTGCTTTCCATAGTGCATTATTTTGTACAACTATATTATCTTTCTTATATGAATAAGTGTTGTCAAATGTGCCGCGGAAATTTGAATCTTTGCCGTGCTTCCAACTAATTTTATTCCAATAAGTTGTATCAACTATAACATTTTGGGCAGCAGTTGTATTTTTAAGTGCAATATAGTAATCATCTTTATATACTACAATATCGCCTATTAAATATGCTATTAGTTGATATTCACCTTTAAATGCATCAGATAGTTTAGTGCCATGACGGAATATTTCAATTGCGCCAGGTTGCCCTCTTCTGCCTGTACTATCAGTTTCACCGGAACTAGCAATACTATCACTAGCAACTAATAATGTATAATAATTTCCAGTTTGCACTATTGCAACTTTAGAACCAAAATTTCTATTTGCTGCTCTGTACTCTGATGCAAATACAGTTTGGAATCTATAACTACCGTCGCGTAATTTTCTGTATATAGCAATTGCGCCTTCGTTTTCCATTGAAGGACTAGATCCTGTTTTTTCTGCAGGAATATTGTAGATTTGTATATAATCTTTATTCAAACTGTACGGAGGGTTTGGCAATCTCTGAATTCCTGATTCAATTGTTTCATCAAAGAACCAATATTCTTCGTCAACAATAGTTGGATTAGAAACAATGTCAAAATTACTTACATTTTCAAATACCACTAGTTTACCAATTAAAGAAGTTCCTAATACTATTTGGTTGTTTACATCTGAAATTGTACCAATTGTACGAGCAACATCTCCTGCTCTTAAATTCAAGTTTGCTCTTCTACGAATTTGGAAACGTCCAATATTTGTTTCTTGTGTCCAAGTTCCTGTAGTGCCATTTAAATTTGCAACAATCTTTACATAGACTCTAACACTAGTAAAGTTACGTTGCATAAACATTACTTCAGCACTACTGGTTGTAATTGAAGTTAGTGCTAGTCCGCCTTGGCCGTCTCTAGGAATTTGAACGTCTTCAAGAATGTCTCCCACTTGAGGTTCGAATGCAAATCCTTGGAAGTCAAATTCACTAAGGGTAAAGTCAATATATCCATCCCATAAGTCAACAACTGTTTGTTCTTTGTTTAAAATATTGTATGTAAATCCTGCACTAGCAACGTCAATAATTCTATTATTAAGATCATACAATCTAAATTCAGCAGTAGACCCAATAGTTAAATTATCAGTAAACGATGTTCCTGCTCGGGCTACCCATTTGTTGCTAGGTAAATCTCTCTCAACTCCGTCAGCAGCGTCTTGATTTGCAGGGTCGCCGCGATATGATAACTGTTCAAGGTAGCTTGCTTGATTTCTGTTAGTTACATAAGCACCAATAACAGCTACAGTATTTTGAATATTGTAGTAACGATTAAAGTCTCTTACCGATCCCTGTAGTCTAACATCTGCATAAACTAAGCCACGTCCAATATCATAATATGTACTATTATTTGAATACGTAGGCGTAGCAATCATCCAGAAGCCGTCAACCGCAGTTGTTGTGCTAAATGTTGACTCTTCAGTGTAACTCCCTACAAAGTCCAGTTCTTCTATAAACAATTCTCCAGTAATATCAAAAACACCATTAGTGTTTTTAATATATATTACTGCACTATCGTTGCGGGTGCTAACATATGCTACTGTTGCACTACCGGTATCTGTTGTTACAACATTGCCTATTATCGGCAATGTTACAAATGTCTCAACAAAAAATACATGGTCAATCTTTTCAATAATAGTGTGAGCTTGGCTTAAAAAATCTGCTGTAATTTGCGGTATTGCATTATCAAAAGGAAGATAGTTGTCTAATGTTGGATATGCAAAACTACGACGATTCCAGAACAAGTTTACCGTATCGCCAGCGGCTGTACCAATATACATGTCTTTAGGAGCACGCACTAATAGGTGACTAACTATGTTATTAGGTAATCCTAGATCGCCTGTAACTAATAAGGTTAATGTTGTACTATCAGCATCTGCTGCACTGGCAATGTTTACATAAGTATCAAATGTACTAAATGGTTGGTTAGCAATTTGAGGTAGTATTTGTCTGTTAGCTTTCCATAGACTTTCTCTATAACGTACAATATCATTTTTAATATACGCTGCATCTGGTTGGAAATCAAATGTACTTAATCCTGTATCAGCATCTGTTTTATATGATAGTCGAGTTTTAACATTGCTAGCTTGCGGAATACCTACAATAAGATACTCGCCGTCTGGCGATACTGCAATACTTTTTCCAAAAGCAGAATTATCACGAGTAAACAAGTCGTCATTTTCTATAATAATTTCTTGATCTAATAATAAATTTGAAACTTCCCTAGTTCTTCTGTATACTGATACTTTGCCGTTAGCATCATTAGGTGCCGACACAAAAACATTAGTGTTATTTTTTGTTATTGCAACACTATTACTAAAGCCCTGATCTGTGCTATCATACAACGACGGATTTGTAATTGCTTGAGAATTTAAATAAACTGCGTTATTTTCTAATACTGCCCATTCGCTATTATAGGTATCAATCCATAATCGTTGTTTGCTATAAATGTCTTGATTAGTTGCAGCATTAATTTCAGTAACATTGCTAACTCTTATAGTTCTTAACTTAGATACTGTAAACTTTTCTTCTTCAAAGTCCGAGATGTCGTTAACTAATGGAACTCTTATTTGAACAGTATTAAGACTTATATTATCAATTTCGTACAATCCATTAATTGAATATTCTGTTGCTCCGCGAATACCAATATAGTCGCCTACTTCTAGTGTTCCAGCTGCCCACTTATCTAATGTTATTTCAACTAAGTTTAGTCCGTTGGTTGCTACACCTTGAATAAGCGTACTTACGCCAAGTGCATTTACGTTTGCTCGTACTAATTGCATTACTGTCCATGATTTATTATCTGTATCAGTTATCCAAATAGTATCACCTAATTTAATTTGGTTAGTGTCTACTGCTGACAGATCTATCATATTACCTACAACAAAATCAACATCGTCCGCATTTGTATAACCAGCAGTTTTAATATATTCTCTAGTTATTGTTTTAGTTGGAAACGGTGCGTGATTATATCCTGCAGGCTTATCAAATACTTCGTTTGGTAAAATTCTATAAACCTTATCAAAATTAGTTATAGGCAATGACATGACAAGTTCAACTGCTTGAGGAGACTCTTGCATTTTATCTTGTTTTAAATTGTATTCAACCTGTTGAACATCCTCAGTTGCTCCATAACGACCAACTTGTATTGCCCACTCTTCGTAGAACTCTAAATTATCAGTAGTATTACCAAGTGCATTAAACAACTTAGTAAACACATTCATTGTGCCCTTGTCTGCAATTGCACCTCTGTAGAATTTAAACTGACTTACATCATCATTAATAATGTTAGCAAGGTACTGGCGCTTTTGATAACCTATTAAATGCTGTGCCATTTTTTGCTGTTCAGTATCAAAACTATCTGAATCTAAGTCGTAAAAATCAGTAAACTGTGTAACTCTATAATCAAAGTTAGTAATTAGTTGTGATACTGGTTTTTCGTTTAGTCGATACCATAATGCAGAATCAAAGTTCTGTGATCCAGTAACATTACTAGTTGCAACATAATAATATTGTTTGTATTTTACAATATCACCAATAACATAATCTTTCCATTGTGCCCAGTCAGTATATTTTGCATCATCATAGACAAACCCCGGAATGTTTAGGCCGCCGTTCCAATTATCTGATCTATAACCGTTAACACGAATTCGTTCTTGTCTGTATCCAGTACTCGGATTGTAAATTGTATCATTAAAATCTGTTGTGTTGTCTAATAACACAACATGCTCTTTTTGTACTAATGGAAGCGATACGTGATACAATCCCTCGTCGGTACCAACTGTTTGAATACCAAAACTATTTTGATCTCTTAATAGACTGTTAAATTCCGAAGATAAAAACTGTCCGTCGGCTTTAAAAATACTATAGCCGTAGAACTCGTCTTTAATGTTATCAACTACACAATAATCTCGTTGGAATTCTAATAAGTTTGCTGCTGGACTTAGTGCAATTAACGAGTTATTTGCCCAACCTTGAGTTGTCCAGAATAGAAATTCTTTTGCACTTTGGTTCCAGTTTTCAACTGAATTAGTTCTGTCAATAACATTTTCAAAACTGAATCCAATTTCTTTTTGTCTTATACTATAACCTAAAATAAAGTCAACAACTTCTTGTGCAGTGTTAAGCCGACTGCCGTACTGTAAAGTTTTAAGTTCAACAGTGTCAAAATCTTTCTTAAACTGTGCGGTTCTGCCTCCGCTTACTGGAAGTGCAGGAAGCTTAACTATATCATTAGTATCAAATGATAGTGTAGTAGTAAAGGAATTAATTACTCTATAATATGCATTATTATGTTGTATTACTTCGCCGCTGATATAAGACGTGTTCGTTTCCCAAGGAGATACTTTTTCGGAAATACCGCCGACAGTAACTGTTGAAGATGTTGACCCTTCCCTAGCTGCATAATATTCAAAATACGGCTTTTCTAGATTATACCCTCTTATTACATATCCTAGTTCGGTGCGTTCTGCAATAATACCACTAAACACTGCTAGTTCACTAGGACTACTTGTGTTTAAAAACACTTGATAATTTTCTTGAGGAACAAAAATTCCATCTTGTGTAAGAGATTGCGCAGGTGATCTACTGTCAAGAATTATATTAAATTTTTCTTTACTTGTAAATCCAGCAATCTTAACACCTAGCTGATTATTAATTGTAGCTAAATCAGTTTTGTATCCTTCGTATACTGTTAGAATATCACTTGCTACAAGGTTATAAATGTAATTTACTAAACCTGCTGTATTAGTTCTAACATCTGATTGATACGTATTTGGTAATGTTAAATCTTTAATAACTACTGGTTTATTTGTACCTATGTCTACCCATTGGTTAGCCAAGTTCTTTAGTACTCTTGAAACGTCAAACCCTAATCCCATTGTTTTAGCAGGCTTGTTTAGTAACATTGCAGTTAGTATAGCAAATGGATAGTCTGAACTTCTGCGCCATGCATTTTCAACTGGAGCGTAATCGCCAAATTTAAAGTTTCTAGTAGCACTTTGTATCTGGAAATTTCTAGTATACTTACTGTTCAACGGCGATAATAATTTACCGTTACTATCAACTGGAATAAATCTAGTTAGACCAGGACGAGCATAATTTAAGTCAATTCTAGCATTTGCAGGATCTGCAATGCGGCCAATTTCTAGGTCTTTCCAAAGTACTAAGTTATCACCTGTATAAGGCGCAGGACCGTATACTGTATTCCACCAGCTTGGCTTAGTTGTTAAGCCTAACATTTCCCAAGGGTGACTGTGCGGGCGATCTGTATCAAATGCTCTTACATACATTCCTCTCCAGAAGCCTGCGTTTTCATTGCCGTCTGGTGAAGTAGTGTCTGAATAATTAAATGTCCAGTTGTTGTTTCTGTTGTAAAAAGTATTGTTAGTATATGTTTGATTGTTTAAATTTTCTTGTAACCACTTTTGAAAATCTCCAAGGAGTGAATTATCAATTTCAATTTTTGTAAATTCGTTAGTTCTAAATTCGCCGCCCATGAATGCGTTGACATCTAATCTATCAGTTGAATACTGTGCCTTAATATTGTTAAAGATACGCTTTTCTAATTCTAACAGTAATTCGTCTCTAAAGTCTTTATATGCTTTAATGTAACTACCGTCGTGTCCTCTAATAAATGCAACACCAATTGGGTATTCATCAATTTCAATGTCATCATTGCCAGCAAGTGTCGCGCCTGTTGTAGGAATGTAAAATATTTTATTCATTCCTACAAAGGTGTAAGACTTTGAAGTTGCACCTGTGCCTGCTACACCCTTAGTTGTATAAACAGGATAGAACCAACCTCTAGTACCAGTAGCACTGTCTTCGCCGTAAACTTTAAACGGACCAGTAGATACTGGCTCGTCGGCCAGCACAGTATCGTCAATTGTTAATTCAGGATAATATTTTGGAAATAGTCCTAATTTTGTAGGAGTAGGTGCAATGAAGCTGCCGTCTGTGGTTGCATACTCGTGTATTTCAATTTTATCATCTTCTATTTGGCCGGCGTTGATTGATATATAACCTGCTACATTAAAGTTATAATCTTTAATGTGTGTTAGCTGGATTCCATTTAAATAAACCGTTATGCTTGTTGAACTTAGAGTTAAAAGATTATAGGTAGTAGTGAGTGGATAATCTTGTACTCTTGAATCTAATACTTTATATACAATTTTGTTAGACGATCCCGATGCAAGCATATCCGAAAAGTAAAACGGCTGTGACGTTACTTTATCACTATTAACAGTTTTTAAAATAAGGTCAACGTGCGTTTTAACTGGGCCGTCATATCCTAAACTAGCAGCAGTGTCTAAGAATGTTTTCTTAAATCTTGAATACTCTTTTTTAGAATACTTTAATGCTTTTACAATATTATAGCTTTTATTTGTTATGTGATATAACGGTAAATTTATTGGTCCACTGTGTTTAACAAATCTTTTACCATAACGAGCTAAGTCACCTAAATCACGTAGGTTGCTTGATCCAAGGTATGTTCCGATATAGCCAGGTATATCTTCCAGCATACTATCAACATGATCAATTACTTCACCTAATGTGAATTGATTAACATCGTCATTTAGCGGATTACGTTCTAAATTGTAGGGGAACTCATAATATCCATTAGAATTTTTAATAGTTTTACTATTTGTTTTAATTTTAATAACATCATTAATTGTTAAATTGCTATTAAAAACAATAACTGCATTTGGTTTAGTTTTATCAATTGTGTAATCAGTATTAACTAACTTTAATTTGTTGTTTACAAATACTACTACTTTTATATCAGTTACACTGCTTGAATTTTTATAAACATCAATTTTAAAGTTATTAACTTGAATATCAGTTGCTGCGTATTCTCTTATAACATACTGCTTACTGATAGTAGGAGTGCTACTAAATCCGTTTACATAATTAAAAGAAGTAAGTGATTTAAACTTCTTTAAATAACCGCTGTTAATAGCTTGTGAAAATAAGTCTGTCTCGGTTTGATATGTAAAAGTATCGTTTAATAAATTAAAATCAAAGACAATATCGCCTGAATTTTCAATTGATTTATAGCTTAACACAAATCCTAATTCAGTATCAAAGCGTGTTCCGTCGCCTACTGCATATGAAAATAATTTAGATCCTTTGAAAGTAGATGAACCGTAATATGCTTCATCACTAAAACTATTTCCAGTTACATCAAATACTTCAAACATTGGTGCTTGATTACGTGTTGTTTTTTCTTGCGCAGCTACCCATTTGCCGCCTTGGTAGTGATAACTTTTTCCTGCATTTTTTACACCTTGTGTAACTAATACAGTTTCAAGATCAATAGGAGTAGTATCAATAGTTTCTACTAAACTAATTTGCCTAGAATTATTAATTGTAACAAATTTAACTTGATAAATTTTACCGCTTACTAGTATATCAGTGTCGGCTGCAAACAAAATGCGCATGTTGTCAGCAAGATTAATTCCGTCAATATTATAACCTAGTTGGCCTTCAATTGTACTAAACACATCAGTAGTATATGTGTCAATTAAGTCAACATCAGTTTTAGCATATGCACCAAAATTATTTAATTTTAACCCTGCTTCAAATTCTATAATAGGGCGTTTAGCACGAGCCGATTCGTCAACATCTCTTGGAAGGTTATTGAAACGGAAACTTTTTAAAATTACATCTTTGTGATGCCATCTATTATAACGACTCCAGGCATTTCTATCAGGCGATGCTCTGTTAACTATAATATAATCTTTTTCAGTTGCATAAGCACTTGCATCAGCAAATGGTAGTGTATCAAACTCATCGCTATCAAACGGAATAAGTTTATTATCGCTGTATGCTGCTGGAATAATTAAATCTTGATCTTTAATTAAAGTTATTTTAGTGCCAACGCCTTCAACATACCAATCATGAGTTTCATATGCAGCCGGTGTCACGTCGCCCTGGAATCTAATTTTCATTCCGTTTGACAATTCTATACCGTTTGCACTTTTATATGTTTTCTTACCTAAAATATCTTCAGCTACATCTAAGAAGGCGTTTTCTTCGATGTCATAAATTTTAATAAGACCGCTAGTATCTACTGCGTTTTTGCTAACGTAATAAAGTTTGCCAGGTGCATTAAAAGGAATAGTAAATTGTATTGTGCCCTTTTCAATATATGCAATTGCAACTTCTTCGCCTTCTTCGCCTAGCTTACGGATGCCGTCTGGATATAATGTCGAAACGTTATCATCAGCAGCAAATGTTACGCTACCGCCGCTTGGAAGAATAATATATTCACCTTGGTCATATTCATTGCCGTAGAGTACTGCGTCAAATAATCCTACAGCGCGTAATCCTTCTGTTCCGGCTGTCAAAATAGCAGTACCGGGAGTAAATGATCTACTGATAGCAATAGCCATCGGGTGGCCAGGAGTATCAATATCAAAGCGATATGTCTGGCCTCGGTATAATTTTAATTTAGGATTACGTGTTAGACCGTCGTTAAATACATAAGCAACACTGTCGCCCTGATCTTCTACTGTAACAGCGTAAGTACTAACAACTTCTCTACTTTGACCACTGACTGTAACACTTAGAGGACCGTTAGGTAACCAGTAATATTCACGGAAGTTTACAAATTTATCCCAGTCAATGTTAGGATTCCATGCATAGGTTTCCTGACTGTTTAGACGGCTATGATTATCAGTGTTTGCACCAAAGACGCCCAGCTGTCCTATATAATCATTGTAGTCTTTATAAAAAGTTACATTGTTATAATTGTCTTTAATAACAGTAGCAGGTTCTAGTTGATAATTAGTTCTATCATTAGTTACATCATCGTTATAATTGTCCGATGTCTTATATGCCTTAGCTGTTGTTCTGCCGTAGTATCCATTGATTTTTTCAGCAACACCAGGTTGTATAAGTTGATCAAGTGTACCTTGTAAAAACTTTTTATTTGCTTGTGTTCTAAAGAACTTAGGTAAAAAGTCACTCGAAGTTATTTTGTTGTTCTGTCCTGGAACAGGTAGTGCGCTTTCGTTTTGGTCATTCTTAGCCATTAGTAACTATAGCCTCCACTTGTTGTGTTAGTTGTTGTTGTTGTTGCACTGCTTAATATTCCTGCGGTTGTACTAGTTGATATTGACGTTGCACTGCTTGTTATTCCTGCGGTTGTACTAGTTGATACACTATTAATTACTGTACCACTAGCTTGTAAATTAGTAGCTGTTATTTGATCAATTGTTTCAATATCACTTACTTTAGCAGCACTTGCAAATATTTCATCTGGTTCACATTTAATTTCAAATAAGCTACCAAATGATTGTGTTGTCTGCCTCGGAACTATCAATATACTTACCAATTTAGGCGACAGCTGGTTTATAATATAGGCACTAAGTTCTTGGAAGTAAAATGTCTCTCCAAAGTCCCAATTTTCAATATCAAAAAACTGATTAATTGCGTCAACAATCCCTGATTTAAGTTCATTGTCATTGATAACTACATTAGCATTTTTAACAATTTTAAATTTAACTTGCAAATCCGGAGTTGCTTTATCTCCAAACAATACTTTATATTTTGCAGGATGATAAATTATTTCGTCGCTTATACTTTTTATTTTATTAATCGCGGTTCCATAACTTCTAAATAATTCATCGTTACTGGGCGGCTTAGGCTTTGTTAAAATTGTTCCAGCAATATATTGCTTTACTTGTATATCATAAGACTTTGATAACACATATGTATCAATAATATTACTTGCACTTGGGTCAATTCTATATCCACTATCAGCAACATGGATATAATGAAATTTTAACCCTGAACGGCCAAAATATGCTTTATAGTCTGTATTAATTACAGTGTTGTTTAGTACTTTATTAAGCTTTCTAAAAATACCTTCATCAATTAGATAAAATATCTGCCCTTCTAATCGTGCGCTGTAGGGAGATATTGCTGCTTCGTTTTGTACTATAATTATTTCAGCAGTTATATTTGCAAAATATTTAAAGTCTTCTACACCGTCGGTTGTTGTATATTTCTTTTGGAATATTAATTTGTCTGCGGTTGCAATTGCAGTATTTTCTTCACCAACAATTTGTTCAAATATATCTGGATCATCGACTACTCCGTCATCGTCAAGATCAATAAACTGAACTTGAATTTTACGGCTGTCTAGATATCCTTCTACATCTCTATATGCATCAGTGATCGTCCAGTTAAAGTCTGTTGTAAGCGGTGTTAGCGCACCGGGTTTACGATTAATATTTAAGATATTAATCTTATCTCTAACTATTTGACCGGTTGCAGGATCATAAATTTTATCAGCAGCATCAAAGAAGAATCTAATCTCATCTGTACTTTCCATTATGTATCTTAAATTACGATAGGTAATTGTGTATTTTTCACCATCTGTTTTAAAGTATAACATCCAACTTGCATCAAGATTCTCACCGCTAATATCGCCTGCTTTACCAGTTGCAAAAGCGCCAAGTGTATTAATGTCTTCTGCTAACACAATCTTCCATTGTCTATTATACTGATCGTATCGTAGTGCAAAGTCTCTGTATTCAAATGTTTGGTCAATTAATTCTACTTTTACATCGTTAATTAATACTTTAGAATAATTAGAAATTAATTGCTGTAATATTGCACCAGTTGGAATAATATCATTTAGCGCGATAGGCGCAATTCCGTCTTCATCTATAGTTGTTCCTGCACCAGAAACAGACACTATTTTAGACCACTTATAATTTGTTTTTCCTAAATGATCTACATCATTGTCATCCATTAGGGTGCCGTCTGGCATAAAATGCTTGCCGACAGGAGCAACAAATTTTAACATTGTTCCTGCTTCTACCAACCGCAAACTATTAGCAGTAAAACTACCTACTGAATATGCATTGCTATCAATATCTTGAAGCAGGCCTAATGACTGGTTTGTACTTGTGCTTGACTGCAACCAAGTTGCATTAAGGTCACTAACAATAATTTTTGGATATTTTGCAAGATAGAAATTTTGTGTGCTTACACTTCCTAAAATTTCTTCAATAGTGTTGTATATAACACCTTCAATATCTGTTTGCGTAGCAAACGTAAACGACTGCTTTTCAACAAACTCTTCTTTGTAAATTACGCCGTCGTCTGCAAATAAACTAGTATTTGAATACTTTCCGCTGGCATCTTTTAAATCAAAAAATCTGCTTATCCCGCTTGATATTCTGTTTGTACTTTTAGTTTTAATAATATCTTGACTAATAGCAAGCGGACCAATGTTATAATCTTCACCTGTAATTAAACGATTTTGTGTATAGTATGTAGTAGGTGCATTTTGTTTAATTTCAGCATTAGTTTCAGTAGCAGTACCGTTACTAACTGTATAATTTAATTTAAGACCAATAGTAAGTGTTTGCACTGATCCGTTTCTTGCTTGGTAAGGAATCTCAATGCTTACAGTATTAATTGCACCGGGCGTTATTACACTGCGTATATTATTACTAGTTCTATAGTATGATCTAAAATTGCCAGCTGGTAAATTTCCAAATACTCCGTCACTAAAGTTTAAATTAATTCTGTCACCAATACGAGTAGTTACTGCAAATACATCTCTAGTTTTATTGAACAAACTATTATAGATAACATTATTACCTTCAGTTGAATCAATTTTTGTCCATTGGTTACTCTCAAACCCTGCGCTATTTAGTGCAAATAGCCAAACATCAGAGTCATTAATATTTTCAGCATCAATTTGAACTGCTTGGTTGGGTGTAGGGTTAGTTACTGCAAAATTTCCTGTTTCAAGTTTGCCTTGACGGAAATGCATAAAGAATCCAGTGTTAGCACTTCCAGCGCCTTGGCCGTCATCACGGAATAAGAATGCAGGACTATTGCCTGGTAGCGGAGCTTCTTCTATAATATCTTCCGCTGATAAGTCAGTACTTACAATTTCAAAACGTGTACTTATACCTTCAATACGCTTAGTAAAAGGATAAATTGCTTGCCCAGTATTTGTGGCATTTAAGCGATATTTCTGTGTTTGTACATCTGCAATTAGTGCAGACTTTAACGGATTACCAATTGAGTTAGACAACGGCAATGCTGAATTCATAATCTTGACAAACTGTTCAAAGTAATTTGAATTAGTTTGATCATTCCACTTAATAGTAATGCCTGCTAAATTTAATCCATTACTATCTAAAAGATTTTCAGTTGTCTTAATTGTATCAAACTTTAGTAAACCGTTCGCTGCTTGATTACGTCTTGGATTGTAAGACAGCATACGTGCAAGTCGTAATACGCTTTCTCTGCGTTCTGCTGTTTCAAGAAAGTTTTCTCTAGCATTCAAGTCAATACGGAATGACAGATTTTGCCCAAGGAAAGCAATCATATCAATTAGTGCAAGATATTCACTTGACTCAATATAATCGTTAAAATCCTCTGGGTAATTTTGACGCAGATAATTAATCATTGTACGACGAAGATTATCAAAGTCATAACTCTGGAAATCAGCGTTTCTAAATGATTGGTAAATTCTTTTCCAGTCTTCAGCTACTAATAACCTTGACTGTCTATCGCTTGAAGACATGTACGTTTCCTTGTTTACTAATAATATTTATCTTATAAGGAAAAGTACGTATTTAATTCTTAGCGTTAAAGTAGTCCGTTTTCTTTATCAAATTTAAAGCGTAATTGGTCAGTTACTCCAAACGGCAGCACAGTTATTGTACAATCAATCTGTATACCTTGTTCGTAAGTATCTATTACAATGTCTTCAGCTCTTATTCTAGGATCGTAGTTAATAATACGAGTAACATCTTCAATTATTGCTTCTTGTACTTCAATGGTAAATGGCTCGTATAATATATCCCATATTATTGTGCCAAATGTAGGATCACTTAATTTTTCAGTTTGACGTATATGAAAATGATTTATTAAATCTTGTTTAATAAGTTCAAAGTCATACAAACTAAAACTTTTAGCATCTGCAACTGTAGAAAATCCTCTATATTTTCTACCTACTGTAGATTTTTGTACAGGCTGACTTACAGTTACTCTTTTATACAGATTTTTTTCTAATTGACTCATACTATATTTACCCTTATTGTGCAGATGATCGATGTAGTGCTACTGTTGCAGTAGCTGCACTGTTATCTGTCGGATCTTGTGTCGGCGGATTAGCTTGTGCTTTAGCAATCTCTTGTTCTAAACTTCTAAGAGCATCTGCTTCTTCGTTATGGAATCTGTTAACAACACTATCCCTAACACCTTGTGTACTACTTTTAAAATATCGTGCGCCATTTTCTGCGCGGCGTTCTGCATAAACTGCTCTAATTAATGCCGAATCAGTGGGCTCAGTTGTAGTAGGAGGGCTTGGCGGATAACTTAAACTAGCAAGTGCTCTTTCATAGACGTTGCGTGCGCCGCCTGGACCGTGTTGTATAGCAGCAGACCATACAGTATTTTGTAATGTTAGTGATCTTTGATTTACATCAATCTCTGATTTATTTTTAATTAGTTTTGCAGCAGGTACATAATATGCAATTACTGCATACTGGTGCTGTGCTTCTTTACCTGCTGCTGTTGACATTACTTGTGCCCATGCAGCTTTGTATGCTTCGGTACCTGCTCTAGCTGCTGACGCGCCGCCGGCTGCTGCCAATTGCGATTCTAAGCTAGGGTATGCCTTAGTCAGCCAAGCATGGAATTCATTCATTACACCTCGGTTTGCTGCAAGCTGGTATGTTCCGTAACTAAATCCGCCGGTGCTATCCCATCCAATAGTTGCAGGATTTCCTCTTGATTCGTATCTTGCACTTAGTGATCCTAATTCTGGATCAAAGTTAAAGTCACTGTTATAATCACCAGGCGGTACAGGTGTTTGTCCGTTGCCGGGACCTCTTGATATATACCCTGTGCTGATGTTACCGCCGCTTCCTGATACAAATGCACTAGACGTTCTACCTTGTAAATTTTTATCAAACGTATCGGGAGTAAGCACCCGATCCGAACTAGGCAGCGCTCCGGGCGCGTCTCTATCTGTTTCTATTTTCTTAAACGATAACGGATCTAAGTTTTCATGATGCGGCCACGGTTCGTGTTGCGGCGCCCTTGCTAATATACTTTCGTATCCACTTATTGAGCCACCTGGTCTAACACGAGGTAATGTAATTGTACTCAACTGTTCAACTTGTCGTGCAGGGTTAGCTTGAGCTGCATTTGGTCCATTCATATGCACATATGTTGCAGTTTCTCTATGTTCTTTTGCACTGTTAATGTGTGTAGATCCCCCGGCAGTGAGACGATTGTCTTGTCCTGATTTAACGTGTAATGATTTAGCTGTATCAATATATTGCGACTGTTTTACGGCAATATGTTGATTGTTTCCTACAGTAATTTTACTGTTTGCGCCGACATACAAATTAAAATCTTGCTTAGATTCAATTTGTACTCTACCGCTAGCTGCACCCCTTGCTCTGCCAGTAGCCTTAATATTGACATTTCTGCCTGCTTCCATGTTTATATCACGTTCAGCAGTAATGTTTAAATCATTTTCAGTCATGATACTAACGCTATCTTGTGCATGAATATCAATTTTACCGTCGCTGGACATTTCAATCCAAGTAGTGCCGCGGGCATTTCCAATATAAATTAAATCTTCACTGTTGTGCATTAATATCTGATGCCCGGTTCTAGTTCGAAAACGCATTAGCTCGTTTTGTAGAATAGTTCTATCGCCGCCGGTTTCGTTAGCACCTTTATTTTTATAAATTGGAGGGCCATCTTCTGCATGAGTTGAACGAACAAATCTTTCATCACCGTCATCCATTACAAAACTACTACCGCCTAATCTGTTTGAAGGAACTGCAACTTTGTTTCCTGCTGTGCCTATTTCTACAGTTGGCGAGCCGTCTCTGCGATCTTTAGGACCCGGTGTGCTTATACCAAATACCATACTAGGAATTTCTCTGCGAGCACTAGTTGTAGTAGTGCCGCGGATTTCGTCATTGTGTAACCCTTGGATTTCTAAAGATTCTGTAAAATCTTTGTTATACGGTTTAGCAAATAAAGTAGGATCAACTTTAGATCCACTTTCAATTGATTTATTATATTCGCCGGTTGGAAGCTTTCTTCCCTTTAGTGGAGGAGGAGTAATTCCAGTTGTGTTTTCAGTTGAGGCTCTCCCGTCAGGAACCATGAAATTCATATAGTCTGCGGGAATACATCCAATCCAATAACCAAAGTTTGCATTACCTTCTGCAAATATTACAAGGACTTTAGTACCTACATCAGGCGGCACCATCCACATACCATATGACTTTTGTGTATGTTCATAACCATCGTTTGCAGTAAGTGCAGCATTAGGAGTAACACCGTAAAACGGACTTAAATATCTTACATTTAATAATTGGCCGCTACGTTCAGGCGTGCCACCAGAGCTAGTATATCTTAATAATTCAACAACAAGGCCGCCCATATATTTTGTATCTAAATTATTAACAATGATAGCTTCATACGGTCCTGCATTTTTAAAATCAGCATTATTATTAGACGTTGTTCTTGTATAATTTCCGTTTGCCATTAGTAGTTAGTTCCTGTTATTCTTTTAAATTTATTGATTATTGCGGTCTTATTACTCTTTGAGCAATAGCAGATGTTGTTGCGTTGTTTAATGTCGGACTTGTAACCCCCAGATCATTTGCAGTTGAAGGCACTCTTGGTGTAAGTTGAGGAACAACTGGTTGCGATGATACAGTTCTGCTTGGTCCTGCATCTGGTGTATAAACTTTTTTACCAGTATTAAAATCGTATCTATCAAACCCCGGTGTTAGCGGCTCGTATACATATACGTTAGGCGGGCGAAGCGTAGCCGATGTATTTGCAGTTGTAGGTGTAGAAGGTGATTGTGTTACTGTTGTAGGCGCAGTAACAGTTGTATTAGCAGCACGTTGAGCAACTTCAGCTGCGCCATTTCCTCTGCCAGCGCCAGCAGTTAGTGCAGCCACTGTTGATTTTGGAGCAGCAGCAGCAGCTCTAGCTTGTCTTAAAATAGCATCTTGATACGGCACAGATCTTGGAGGAGTTGATCCTGCTCCGCTTACTCCTGCGCCTGCAGGGGGATTATTAGGAAAGGAAGGAATGTTTCCTGACAATACATTAGCTGCTGAAGTTTTTGCTATTGTTGATAATGCAGCTAGGCGTTGTAACCCTCCAAATAGGTCAGTTACTTTTCCAAAAATAGATGGAGTTGCTCCGGTAGCAGCTTTCATACGAGCGAGAATATACGGATCAGTAGGATCGGCACCGCCTAACCATTTTCTTTCTGCATCAGTTAAGTTTGTGGGTGCTGCAACTTCTGCAGGAACAGTTTCACTTACTGTTACACCGCCTGCAGTATTTGGTTTTACGGTAGTAGTTGTTATAACTGTTGCGCCTGTAGCTGCACCAGTGGTAGCACTTATTTGTGTTTCAGGCCTGCTATAATCTAGTAAAGGATCAGGCAAGTAAACCGGCACGCCTTGATACGTAGACACTTGCACAGAACCCGCTGGTTTAACATCAGCTGTTATATCTTGTTCAGCCCATTCTACCATTTTTTCATAAAGTGGGACACACTCTATTTCAAGACTACGATCTGGATTTTCGGCGGCAACTGTTGGATCTAACGCAAATTTTTCAATTACCCAATAATGTGGCTGACTTGGATATAATAATTTGCTCCAGCCACTATTATCAATAACTATAACAATTTGATAAGAGCGTTGATAATTTAAAATAATGTCTTCGCCATATTTAAACAAGTCGTCAATATTTTCAAATATTTGTCGATTTGTGTTAAGCTCAGGTTTAGTCCAAGGCCCAACCCCTTCTACAGGAACAGCATTCGATTGTTCTAATTTTCCTTGGCTTTCTTCTGGTAAGCCGCTGTCGTCTGCTTCTGACATTATTGTGGTCCTATCAAATTTCTAACTTTAGATGTTGCTGCGCCTGAGACTGCTGCAATGCTTTGATTAGTAGCAGTATTTACAGTCGGTAGACCTAATCTTGCTCTAATAATGGGATCACTGCCTGTATAAGGAGGAGCATTTGGATCTCCTAAAGAGTTTACTGCTGAATTAAGAGTTCCTCCTAAACCGTTTAATCCGCTAGTAAGAGATCCTGTTACGCCGCCAAAGCCGCTAGTAAGAGAACCTAGTTGCGATCCAAGTACTGCTCCGGTAACTGCTCCTAACTTTCCGCCGAGAGCATTTCCTATTAGGCCGCCGAGAGCACCTGTTGCAATTCGAGGAATAACTTTAGTTAAATCAGGAACACTTGCAATGCCAAAATCAACACCTTTTACTAATTCTCCTATATTAAGTATTTCTGTTTTAAGTGCTATTTCTAGTTGTTTAAATGGGCCAGCTAACTGTGCAGCTACATCGGCACCTATTGCTGGTAGTAAATTTCGAATATCGTCAGCCATTGGTCCTGGCATACTATTAGTCGCAGGCATACAGCTTTGTCCAACAGTGCCATCAGATTGTGTAGTTGTTTTAGCCATTGCTACTTCGTTTTTAACTTGAATAAAGTTAGTGTTTCCGGTACTTGCTTTGTCGTCTTGTCCTCTAAGGCGAATCATTTTAAGAAGCTGTGTAAATTTGCCGGCTGCAAAAATATTGGTAACTGCCCATACTTGGAATAATCCACTAAATCCCGGAACAGCTAATGGCATTTCCATTGTTGCTCCATCTATTTGATAATCAAACGGTGTTCTAAAATTAACATCAACTAAAACAGGACCAGTTGAATACGGCATAGTACCGTCTTCTGTTATACCTGGTTTGCCTGCAACACGCTTTGATACATAATTTCCAGTGTCTTGCGGAAGATAATAGGGATCCCCTATTATTTCCATTTCAGCTGTGACCATATCTACTGTCATGTTTGTAATTCTGTCATGAAACATCTCAGCAATTTGACGGCGTACATCGTTACTTTGGGTGCCGGCTGCTCCTTTTGGGCCGGTACCCATTTCTGTCCCGCCTGTCTGGTCGTCTGTAGTTGCAGCATCGCTTGGTTCTGCAGGAGCAGCGCCCGATGGTGTATTTGTTTGTGCAGTAGCAACTTTACTTGCGTCAGGATCACTTTGAGATCCTGTTGTCATTCCAAAATCTGCGTTTGCTGTTAGCATAAATGCATTATTAAAATTAATATCAAAGTTTAATACATCTTCATTTTTGCCTGTATAAATGTAATTGTATCCTTTGACAGCAACTCGTTTTAAACCTTGAATATTACTTGCTCTAGCGTTGCTAGCCATAGTAACTGTTTCAGGAACTTCGTAAGGCATAACACTGTATACATAAACTTTTGGACGACGGCCCATTTGTGCTTCTGTTACAGGGCTTTCATCTATAAAAACATGTGTATTAATTTTAAACCATTTGTGTAATCCATTTTTAGCTTTAATAGTTGAATTTTCTGCACAAAATGTAGACTGTACTACTATTTTTTCAATAATACTAGTAATATTTTCGTTTTGATTAAATTGGAAATCTCTTGCTTTATCTGCAGGCTGTACCGCTTTTGAAGTAGTGTCAACTAGTCCAGTTTGAGGGTTAGTTGCAGCAGCAGCGTCTGCTTCGCTAGAATTTCCCGGAGCATTAGTATCTTCATTAAGAGTACTTAACCCAATTTCATTCATTAGACCAGTGTTTTCAGCAAACGACTTGAGTATAGAATATGTACGAGACGGTGGAGTAATTGTTATCGTTGTTGGACTAAAAGAATTACGTAACTCTGGATTTGCTGCAACTGTTCCTCTACGCTGTTCCTCACGTTCCTCGGGCGAAGTAGTAAATGCAGTGTCATCAATATTGCCTGCTTGTAGCGCCGAAAGCAGCGTGGATCTATCTTTTGGAAATACTATAACATATCTATCATATGGTGTAAGTGCGCCGGCTTTTTCCAACGCTTGAATTTGACCATTAATTGCTGATGTTATTGATGCGTCATTTGTTTCAAGTACTTGGTGAAGTAATAGTCCTGTTGCTTTAATTGATGTTTTAATCTTATTAATATTATCATCTAGCCCAGACTCACTCATAGGAATCGCTTTAACTGCATAGGTACTTCCTGTACCAGTAACGTTAAAGTCCATATTAATAAACTTTATAGGAATAAAGATAGGACGGCTTATAAAGTTTGCATCCGTGGATCCATCTAGATTCCATCCTTTAAAATCAATTTTTAAACAAAATGGTGCCTGGTTGTAACTTTTATATCCAGCAGTAGCTGCTGCTCCAATAATTGCTTGAATAAAATTACCCATGCTATACGGCTCTGTTACATTAAATGATATAGCAGTTCCGGTTGTTACTCTAGTATTTGGATTAGGAGCAACAACTCCTTCTATCTCAAGATCATCAATGTAGTATTCAGCGTGTTCAGATCTTCCGGTGCCCTTTTCGTCAAAAATTTGATAACGTTTATCTAAGTTTCCGCCGCTGCTTTGTATTATGTAATTTTTAAATCCGCCTGCACTTCTATATTTTTCTGGATTGTTATATTCTGCAGCGTCAAGCACGCCTAATGAAATTACATAATTATAACTATTATGACTTCTTAACGGATTTGGAATTTTGCTTGCTGAAGTATCATCGCCTTGATAAGGAGACTTATAACCGGTATCAATAAAATCACTAAACGCACTTCTTTCATTTAGTTCACGATATTGAGCTTGTACTAATCCATATTCTTCGCCAGTTATTCCTGCAAGATCTGCAATTCCTCTTTCTACAAGTTTTAACGGATTGTTAGCTAGGCCCTGTAATTCTTCAGCAGCACTAATTAGTCCACTAAGTTTGTTTTTAACTTGTCCTAGTAAATCGCCTGCTCCGCCGCCGCCGAGTATTCCGCCTGCTAATGCACCAAGTGCAGCGCCTTGGCCTCCTCTTAAAAGTCCGCCAACAGTTCCTCCTAGCAGTGCTGAATTTATTTTCTGAGTACTTACTCCGGTAGCCGTACTGATGTTTTGACTAACAGTACTGACTGATGTCTTTACAGTATTTACTGCTGATGTTAAACTACCTTTAAGAGATGCACTTAGATTAAACGCCATATTATACTCCTAGGGTATTTTTTAAAGCCGACGGATCAGGTAAATAAATCTTAGTGCCAGCAACAAAGTCAAACACTGGATCTTTAAGAATGTCTAAATTACGTTGTGCAAACACCCACCAAAGCTCTTGTTTTCCGTAAGTAATATATGCAAGTAAATCAGGGCGATACGTATATTCAGGTGTTATTTCAAACAATATATCATCTCTGTTTATAGGAACTGGACGAGGTTTTAAAATATCTAAATATCCACTTGCGGTAATTTCTGTTCTTCCGTATGGACTTAAATTATTATCAGCAGTCATTATACAAATCCTTCTTTACCATTAATATGTCCGCCAGCGGCATATTGATTTAAGCTAAAGCCCGATTGCGAACGTCTTGCGTATTGTGGTTGTAGTGTAACTGTAATTGAACTTTGTGTAGGAACATAGTTTACTTGTCCATTAATTGTACACTGTATATAATCAACATCAACTGGTAAATCAGTTGTAAAGTTAGTTATTACAACAGGAATATTATTCATAACATGTTTACCATATCCGTTTAATCTACATACCACAGGCGGATTGCCTAACGGCTGACTGTTGCCATAAAACATCTTAGTTGCGCTTCTTAAAAAGTGCAAACATGCAACCCAATACTTTGCATCGTTTTCATTTTCTTGATAAAATTCACCAGTAATTGTAATTGCATCTACTTGGCTATTTTCATATGCATTATACGCATAATTTGTATGTGTAGGATGAACCGAAGAATAGGTTGCACTATGACTTAACAACACTGAAGGGTTAAACGGAAATATCATTCTATTTCCGGTATTAAATGCACTCGATCCACTAGCTTCTCTTAGAGGCGCTAATATATCACCCTCGTTTCTAAGTATGTCTGGCACACTAATGCTAACACGCCAATCACTTGCATCAGATACTGAATTGTTAGACGATATTATTGCTCTTGATATTGTTCTATTATTAATTGAAGATCCAAAACCGCCTGTTTGATTAATAAAATTTGCAGCAAGTTTTCCTAGCGGCCCTAGACTGCCTAGCTTTTGATTAATAGTACTGCCGATTGCGCCTTTAACAGCGCTAGTTGCATCAGATACAATACTGCTAACAAAGTTGCTTGCATTAAAATTGATTTGAAAGGCCATAATTTATTTTGTCTCCTCTACTACTATTTAGTTGACAAAATTATGTTAGTAGTTTATACTATATATAACTACAGGAAAACCTCATGCGACCTAAGAATTACCTTAACAATAAAGATATACTTAAAGAAATACATAGATCAAAAAATGCGTTTAATAGCTACACTGCTCCCGAATACGGCGACTATGATATTATTTTATCAAGCGTAGACAAAATTGATCCATTAATTGTTGCCGAAGCAAAACAAAATAAAGCAAAAAAACTTAGTTCGGCAGAATACGAGCGTCGTAAAGAGCTTGGTGAAAAAGTTAAGCAAGCAGAATGCGAAACATTAGCATCTGAAATTACTAAAGAAGAATTAATCTTCCGTGTAATGACATTTGAACACATTCCAGAAGAGCCAGGACGTAAGAAAAATCCTAAATCCGTAGCCGATACAAAAGTTAAGCTTCCGTTTCCTCCTTTCCACCATTACAAATACAACGACGAAGGCGAAATTGTGTTAGTTGGAAAAAGTCACTGGAAAGGCGGCATGGACAACGGACACTTTGACAAAGATCACGGAATAGCAACGAACAAACTTGCCATGATGTGGTTAAAACTTGTTGATCGATATGCTACTCGGGGTAACGTTCGCGGATATACATACAACGACGAAATGAAGGGGCAAGCAATCTTACAACTTGCACAGATCGGACTACAATTTGACGAGTCTAAGTCGGATAATCCGTTTGCTTACTACACAGCAGCAGTAACTAATAGTTTTGTGCGTGTTATTAATATTGAAAAACGTAATCAAAACATTCGCGACGATATTCTCGAAATGAATGCGTTGGATCCTAGCTACACAAGACAAAGTCAAGGCGAATGGGAAGCTGCTGTTAAGCGCAACGAAGAAGCTCCTCCTACACAGTTCACAGATACCAAATAAGTGGTTGACAGGTGTTAATATTTACTATATACTGTAACATGTACATATGGAGAACTAATCTTGTTTAAAAAAGCTGCGGTGTTTACAGACATCCATTTCGGACTTAAAGGTAATAGTCGCGTTCATAATGACGATTGCGAAGAATTCATTGATTGGTTTATACAAACTGCAAAAGATAACGGTTGCGAGACCGGAATCTTCTGTGGTGACTGGCATCACAATCGAAATTCACTAAATCTTACTACTATGGATGCTACAATTAGAAGCATGGAGAAGCTAGGTGCTGCATTTGAGAAGTTTTACTTCTTTGATGGTAATCACGATTTGTATTATAGAGACAAACGTTCTGTAAACAGCACTGCATTTGCAAAGCACATTCCTGGAATTACATTTATAGACGAAATCTTCATCGAAGATGATGTTGCACTTGTTCCATGGCTCGTCGGGGACGAATGGAAGACGATGGGTGATATTAAAACAAAGTATTTGTTTGGTCATTTTGAACTTCCTAGCTTCTATATGAACGCTTTAGTTAGAATGCCAGATCACGGCGACCTTAAGTCTGAGCATTTTAAGCATCAAGAGTATGTGTTTAGTGGACACTTCCACAAACGACAGAAGCAAGGTGCTATTCATTACATAGGTAATGCGTTTCCCCACAATTATGCTGATGTTGGCGATGATGATCGAGGTATGATGATACTTGATAAGGAGAACAATAAAGAACCAGAGTTTGTTAACTGGCCTAATTGCCCTAAGTACCGTACTGTAACACTTAGCAACTTAATTGATAATGCAGATACGTTTATTAAGGATAAAATGTATCTACGAGTAACGCTTGACCTTCCTATTAGCTATGAAGAAGCAAGTTTTATCAAAGAAACATTCATTAATCAATACAACTGTCGTGAGATCACACTAATACCACAAAAGCAGTTAGAAGAAATGAGTACAGAGCTTGATATTGCACAGTTTGAAAGTGTGGACCAGATCGTAAGTAATGAAATTGCAGCGCTTGACACTAACAACTATGATAAGAGCATGCTTTTGCAGATATACAACGGATTAGAACACTAATATGATAAAAATTAAAGACCTAACAGTTAAAAACTTCATGAGTGTGGGTAATCAGACTCAGGCAGTTGACTTTGATAATGAACAACTTACTCTAGTACTTGGTGAAAACTTAGATCAAGGTGGTGACGACAGCGGATCACGTAATGGTACTGGAAAAACGACCATTATCAACGCTCTATCCTATGCACTGTATGGTCAAGCACTTACAAACATCAAAAGAAACAACTTAATTAACAAGACCAACAGCAAAGGCATGTTGGTTACCCTACAATTTGAAAAAGATAATAACAACTACCGTATTGAACGCGGTCGTAGTCCTAATATCTTTAAATTCTATATTAATAATCAAGAAACTCTAGTAGACGAGTCACAAGGCGACAGTAGACAGACACAAGACGATGTAAACACCCTGTTGGGCATGAGTCATGATATGTTTAAACATATTGTTGCACTGAATACCTATACTGAACCGTTCTTGAGTATGAGAGTAAATGATCAACGTGTTATCATTGAGCAGTTGTTAGGCATTACTATTCTTTCTGAGAAGGCAGATGCACTTAAAGAACAGACTCGACAGTCTAAAGATGCCATTACTGAAGAAACGCTAAAGATCAATGCTATTCAAACTGCTAATGAGAAGATCGAAACAAGTATCGAAGGATTAAAGCGTACTCAACGTGCTTGGCAAGCTAAACATACTCAAGATCAAGATAAACTTGCTGCCGCCATTGAAGAGTTAGAGAAGCTGGATATTGAAACTGAACTTGAGTCACACGAGAAACTAGCAAACTGGACCAAACATAACAATACCATCTTAGCGCTTAGGAAAGAACTAAGCACACTCGAGCCAGCTCTACAACGTGCTGATAAAACTGTTGAAAAGGTTACTAAGGATGTTGCAGAACTTGAAGACGCAACATGTTATACCTGCGGTCAAGCACTTCATCTAGATAAGAAAGCAGAAATTGCCGAGCGTAAAGAAACCGAACTGCTGGATGCAATAGCTTATCAAGCAGAAATTGCAGGTAAGGTAGTTGATGTAATGGCTGCACTTAAAGAAATTGGTGACATTAATGGTAAACCTACTACCTTCTATGAAAATGCTAAAGATGCATACGAACATAGAAGTAATGTAGACAATTTGAAACAGACGCTTGCTAACAAGCACGACGATGTTAACCCATACACTGCACAAATTAACGAGTTAAATGAAACTGCTATCCAAAAAGTTGATTGGGGTGTTGTTAACGAGCTTACAAGTTATAAAGAGCATCAAGAGTTTTTACTAAAGCTACTTACGAACAAAGACAGCTTTATTCGCAAGAAGATCATTGATCAAAACTTAGCATATCTTAACAACAGACTTACATATTATCTTGATAAGATTGGCTTGCCGCATCGGGTGGTGTTCTTAAACGATTTGAATGTTGAAATTACGCAGCTTGGTCAAGATCTAGACTTTGATAATTTAAGTCGAGGAGAACGTAACAGACTTATCTTAGGATTAAGCTTTGCATTCCGTGATGTTTGGGAAAGCCTGTATCAAAATATCAACTTGTTGTTTATTGACGAGCTGATTGATAGCGGTATGGACACTGCTGGAGTTGAGAACAGTTTGAGTATTCTTAAAAAGATGGCTCGCGAACGTAATAAAAATATCTATCTTATCTCACACAAAGATGAATTAATTGGTAGGGTTAATCGAGTGCTGCGAGTAGTAAAAGAAAATGGCTTCACCTCATACGAACCAGATTTAGATATTACTAGTATCGTATAAATACTAAGTAAATTCTAAAGGAGATATAATGTTTACGCAAAATAATTATTTAAAAGAATATTATGATATTATAAAAAATAACAAAGTACTAGATCCAAAATCTCAATATTGTGAAAGACATCATATCATTCCTAAATCACTGAATGGATCTAATAAAAGAGACAACGTTGTGTGCCTTAGTGCTGAAGATCATTTTTTGTGTCACAAGTTATTAGTTAAATTTACAACAGGAGTCGACAATCAGAAGATGTGGAGCGCTTTATGGAGAATGATGAATAAACAAAGTCGTTCGCAGCAAAGAGAGTACACATTTACAGAAAAAGACTATGAAGAGGCAAGAATCAAACATTCAATTGCGCAATCTAAAAGAATGAGCAAAGAAAACAATCCTTTTTTTGGAAAAAATCACAGCGAAGAAACTAAGAAAAAAATGTCAGAAGCAAAAAAAGGAAAGTCATATGAAGAAATCTTTGGAGACGAATATGCTTCTGTTATGCGAGAAAAGCGTAAGAATGAAACTACTGGAAAAAAGAGAAGTGATTCTACAAAAGAAAAAATTAGACAAAATAAGTTAGGAAAATCTAGAGATCCTGAGCTAATGAAAAGAATAGGCGAAAAACTTAAAGGCAGAAAGCAATCACAAGAAACTATAGAGAGAAAAAAATTAGCACGAATAAACGGACAGAAAACTTGCGAGTTTTGTGGAAAAACTACAATGCTTACGAATTACAAAAGATGGCACGGACAAAATTGTAAATCATA